CACTGCCACACGATATTCTGCATCCAGACTCTGAGGGATCAAGGGACTCGCACGCTCGTCTCTTGACCTCCTCAACCGTCACTGGATTCCGAATCTAGTGTGTCACCGACGCTAACTCGTTGACTACTAGTCGGTTACCGCAGTCAATCCACTGAAGTGTATCGACTTTGTACCCTCGGTCGACTCCGACTCGTACTAATAGTCGATCCCCTCTATCGATGGGAGGCGCTATGCACCCCCCACCTCCCGCCGGGTACCAACTATCACTACCACTCGCACTCGACTATCAATTACTAAAATAAAAAACAATCTTTTCGGGCCGCTTTCCTCTGGATGTGTCGAAAAAGAAGAAGATTTTAAACATGTCCATGTCGATATGTTTACGCTGTAAGCAACCGCTAGCCCCCCGGGTACCAAAAAGTTACATTGTATCGCAAAGAGGACTCCTTTCAGCGTATGCCAAACAAACAAACTACTCGATTGCGTGAAGATGTACACAAATTCATCCACGATGATGACTTTGAACTAGCTGTAGCCGCTTTGCGTGACGGGCTTAAAGCTAAACAAACCGTCCGCAAAAACCGGGAAGACGGGCAAAGAGGGGTAGAATACGAAGAAGTTGCTAGTCACACGGTTCGAATAACCGCCGCAAAGTTGCTTTTAGAGTACGGATTTGGAAAACCGGCCACTAGAGCGGAAATTACCGTCTCTAAAGACAATTCCCAAGAGATCAGCACCGGAGATATTCTGTCCAGATTTCGCAGTTCTGGCATGGATTTGAACGAAATCGTCGATGTTTACGCAGAATCCGTAAAAGAGGAGCCTTTGGCGATCGAAAATGAATCTTGAAGAGTCAAAAAGGCGTGAAATCGAGGAATTATTTGAATTAACTCCTCAGTCTCAGGTCGAAAACGTCCCTCAGTGGGAACGAGATCTTTACAAAGAGCTTAAAGCACAAGAAGGCATGCTCGAAACCACGACGGTACCCACCCGGGGGGATGTACCTACCATAGGACACGGACATACCGGTGATCGCGCAATACCTGGAGCAAAAATTACAGAAGACGAAGCTTCTCAACTTTTAAAACAGGACATATACGACCGCCGACCTGAGATCCACAGCCTAATGCCTGAGTTCGAGGTCTATCCACCTGAACTTCAAGTCCCCCTAGCATCCTCGCACTTCCGGGGTAGCCTTGGTGGAAGTCCAAACACCTTGGAACATATAAATAACGGCGAATTTATTCAGGCTGCTGACGAGTTTTTAGATAGCGACGAGTATCGAGATGCCGAATCAAGGGGTCGAGCTGGTATTCGCCAACGCATGGAAAAAACTTCCAACGCCTTGCGAAAGTTCGGCACCGGCCAACATCCTTCAAACAACTTAGTATCTGGAAACCGATGACACCTGAAAAACAATTTGAAAACGAACTATCTGCGGTATTTGTCCGCTGGTGGGAAGAATCTGACATTGATGAATTTGAAATGGGTCAGATTGCACTTACTGTGGTCGACCGCTTTTGCGAGGTCGAGATTGAAAACGATGTCGAATTCGAAATGGACTTCGATTTGGACGAGGTCGACGAGGAGTAGTGGAAGACGGATACGAGATTGAACCATTCATGCCTGGGATTAGTCCTATTGGCAAAGGCACTCCCGCAATGAAGGGGTTCTCGGTTGCTCGTCCCTACATTCCGGACGGTACTGGGTATAATATGTTACGCTCTAAGCCTGGAGTCAGCGCATTAAGAAAAAACTTAGAAGGTATGGGCCGGATTTCTTATGATGAGATGAAATCGGGAGAAAGGCTTTATAAGGTAGAAAAGCCGCCTTCTAATTACTTAAAAAACCACATTACTGGTACTGATTCTCATAGGAACGCCGTAAAGGCTTTTGATAAAAATATTCGCGGTAGTGATTCGTATGGGTGGTATAATCCCAAGCAAGACACTGTAGTATTAAAAAACGATGCGCACAAACCTAGTATCGCTAGGCATGAGGTAGCTCATGCTTTGCAAGATAGACAAAAGGGGTATTTTAGACCAACCAAACACACAGTAACCGGGGAAGAACTAGACGCAAGAATTGTCCAGCATAAGGGTATTAGGAAAGGTATGAAAGATTGGGCTAAAGATTCTCCATCATATACCGAATATTACAAAAATAGAGATCTACCCGGAGCGGGTAAAGCCCGAGAGGTTGCAGCTAAAGGCATGGGAAAAGCGGCCGAACTTGTCCCGAATAAGCCCGGCAATTTTACAGGCCGCGTACCTACCTTTCGAGGCATGGGATCTGGATTAGTTGATATGTTCATGGAAGGTCCGGAGTTACAAAAAGCAAAAACAGATCCTTTATACGGAATGGGCGAAGACGAGCGCGCAAGAATAGAAGCCGCTTATAATTACGGAATTTAATCATGTACGACCTAGCGACCATAAAATTTATTAACTCTGACGAGCAGATTCGCATTCGTCAGGCAAAAGCAAGGAGGATGAACCGTGCCAGCAAGAAAGCCAAAAGCTAAAAAGAGTACAACATCGAAGAAGGGGCCTTGTTGGAAGGGCTACAGTGCCATTGGCATGAAGAGCAAGGGCGGCCGAAAGGTTCCAAATTGCGTACCTAAGAAAGGATCGAAAAGGGGGAAGTAACCATGCCGGCCAAAAGAAAGCCTAGTAAACCGATTCGTAAGACTACGAAGGGAAAAGGAGCTAATTACAGAACCGCTAAAGCTGGTGCTGGTATGACCAAGAAGGGTGTAGCTGCATATCGAAAGGCTAATCCTGGAAGTAAGCTCAAGACTGCTGTAACCGGCAAGGTCAAGAAGGGCAGTAAAGCGGCCGGTAGACGAAAATCATTTTGTGCAAGATCTAAGAGTTGGACTGGCGAGCGTGGCAAAGCAGCCCGCCGCCGCTGGAAGTGCTAATGGGACAGGATAAAACCCAGCAGCTTGAGGATCTTATCCGTATCGATCCTGAGGTATGGTTCAGTACATTCGCGGTAATCAAGGATAAGCGGGGTAGGGATATCAAGCCCAAGCCGAATACCTTGCAGAAACGAATGTTCGCGCATTATCGAAAATGTCAGATCGAGGATAAACCGTGCAAAATGATCATATTAAAGCCTCGTCAAAAGGGTGCTAGTACATGCGCTCAGGCTTTGACATATCACCATATGCGTAAACATGCGACCCTTGCCGGATCCTTGATGGGTGATATCAGTGGAACTTCGGACAAGGTTTTTGAGATCTATCGTCGATATGCGGAGAATGACTTATTTCCTTGGGAATCTAATGGAGCTGCTAGTGTATTGGACGGTGGATCCTTGGTTGATTTGATTAAATTACGGAGCGGTAGTCTTTATGGTAAAGAAACCGCGGGATCTAAAAATGCTGGTCGATCTGGTACCATTCAGGTTGGTAATATGACTGAGGTTGCATTCTGGCCTATGCAGGGTGAAAGAGACCCTGCTCTTGGATATTTGCAGAGTTTATATGACGGGGACAATTTATCCTTAGTTGTCGCAGACTCTACCCCTAATGGCCCGGCCGGTTGGTTTTATCGTACCTGGGTGCAAGACAATGAGTGGGCGAAGATATTCGCTGCATGGTTTGAATTTGAGGACTCCATAGTCCCGTTTGAAACTGATGAACATAAACAAGACTTCATTGATACCATGACGGAGGATGAAAAGTCTGAAATGGAACGCTTTGATGTAAATTATGAACAACTGCATTGGCGTCGTCGTGTTCTCCAGGACAAATGCAATGGGGACATTAGTAAATTTCGTCAGGAATATCCTAGTGATCCTGAAGAATGTTTCTTGATGAGTTCCCGTCCAAGATTTCACACTGCAAATCTTGATAAAATGATCAAGGCCAGCGCTAATGTAACCAGTAAAATGGGAACTCTTACCCTTCAGGGCGAAGGAAAGACCTCTAGCTTTCTTCCTGATCGTGCGGGCTCTTGGAAAATCTACGAAGAACCTGAGCATGACTCCAAATATTTAATCTCTGCGGATACATGTACCGGGGAAGACCAACAAACCCAAGGAATCTCTGCGGATCCTGACTACCACAGCGTACAAATTTGGAAAGCCCCCTTTGAAGACTGGCATGGTAACTGGCATGTCCCCCGTTTGGTCGCGATTCACCATAGTCGTTTGGACATTGGAATCTTGGCCCAGGAGGTTGAAGCCGCATCAAAATGGTATGGTGATGCATTTATCATCCCTGAGGTTAATAATTCTGGTCTAGCATTGTTAAAATACCTGCTCGATATGGGATTATCTGTATATCGCCGTAGAAAATTTAATGATTCCATGGGTATGGTTGAAAAGAGCTATGGCTGGTCCACTGATAAAATTACTCGAAAGACAATTATTGATCATTTGGCCGCTGAATTGATCGAAGAAAATTTAGATATCCCGGATGAAGATGTACTTCGCGAGATGAAAACATTTGTAATTAATGATCGTGGCAAGCCTGAAGCTGCTCCCGGTCATCATGACGACCATGTCCTAGCTACAGCCATTGCATTGTATAACATCGATAGTGCATCGACATACAAGAGCCCGAAAAAGAAGAAGATTACTAATCGCATGCTTCATAAAAACCCTAGTCTTCTATGTCCTGACGGGTTCATGCGCGTGCCTCTCAATGCATTGAAGAAGAATTACAAGCGGTTGAGACCCTAATACCCCGGATCTACCCTTTCGCTTATGGCAGAAGAATTAAAAGATCCTATCCAATTGTTAGCCGACAAGCGGGGTATAGCTCGCGAAGAAATAGTTGAAGAGCTTAGAGAGCTCGATCTTGGCCAGAAACAGCCTGACGGAAGCAGATCTGGAGGATTTTCGGAGTTATACGAAAGAGGTCCCTTCTTACCCGCTGATATAGACGGCGACAGGGTAGCTCACGAAGCATTTGGTAAAGCTCTGGGAAGCGATCAGGATCTTTTCCGAGCTTTTGATCACTACAAAAAAGTGGTTAGTGGAGGTAAAGGAGTTCAAGAAATTATAACAGAAGCGGGGGATAGCTTTGGTGCCGCTGCGATTAGATCACTAGCCGATAAGATGCCTTGGAACGGTACTGTCGAAAGTGGTTTCAAGCAGTTTTTATACGGACCCTACGGCTTCGTACCTCTAGCCAACGGCACATACGCGGAGCCTTGGAGGAAGGAGCAAGCGCAAGAAGAAGCAGGGATAAAGTCTGAGGAATCTGACGAAGAGAAAAAAGACAGAGAAGATAAAAAAGAATTTGAGCGGATGCGTGCCGAAAAGGAAGAGCAGAAAGCTCAAGCCCAGGCAATTGCACTCGACCGAGATCCCGAAGCCCGCATGCTTCGCATGCAAAATGCGCAAGCCCAGAACGATCCTTTCTTATTTGGAACCGAAGGAGTAACCGCACAAACCGACCGTTTTTTAGATGTAGCAGGTCGGGAAAAACCTTTCAGAAATTATAGCGACGCAAGAATGCGGGCTAAACAGGATCTCGACATGGATTCTCGTGCATTTGTCGCAGACGCCGCTCGCGAAAACCAAAGAGAGTTAACTCGTATGGGTCGCGATCGCCGGTCTACGGTCGATAATAATTTTGAGAATATGATGCAATGGACCGTAAATAATCCAGAGCATGAAATGGCTAAAAAAGGCCCGAATAATTGGACTGATCAAGAGAAGATCAAGTTCGTACAGGCTTTAAATCTTGGCAAAATAAATTTAGACGAGCCAGCAGCCGCAGCTCCTCAAGCTCCTATGGCGCAGGCTCCGGCTCCTCAAGCTCCTATGGCGCAGGCTCCTGCTCCGGCTCCGGCTCCTGCTCCGGCTCCTCAAGCTCCTATGGCGCAGGCTCCTGCTCCGGCTCCGGCTCCTGCTCCGGCTCCCGTAAGCATGGAAGATCCAGCTGCAGCGGCAAACGCTTTCTATGACAACGCGGTGAAAAGGGCTCAAGACAACGAGCAGGAGATTAATGCCGACAGAACAGCAAAATTAGAAAGAAGAGCTAACGCTGATAAAGCCTATGATGATTGGCAGTCTCGGTACGGAGAAAAATCTCGCGAGAGAAAAGCTTTGATGGATCAAAGAATGCAGGACAGACAGCAGGAGATTAATGCCGACAGACTTGCATCTCAAGCTGAGTCAGCGCCTCGCCCAAATCAAGAACCGGCTCCCACTCCCACGGTTCACGATAAGTTTAAAAATGACAGACTCGCCACATTAAACGCACCCAGCGTTCATGATGTGATGCGTAAAAAGAACTACATGATCCAACCCCCTCCGGGTATGCCCGTAGAGATGACGGCTAATGAAAGGTTCCCAAAGCAGCCTACTTTGGACGAGCCGGAATCAGTACTTCCTCCGCAAGACCCGTTCAAATCCAAACCTGCATATACCGCTGAAAATGCACAGCAAGATTACAACGAGATCAAATCTATGCGCGACCTGGATGAAGCGAAACGGATTAACCAGCTTAATTCTCAGATTCAACTGACCAACATGCAAAAATCTAAGGCTCAGAATATTGCGGACACCAAAGCTTATCACAACCAGACCGCACCAACCTACGGTAAACGAAACGACGGTACTTATGGGGTTATGCACGATCCCCGCAGCCCTCAAGCAATGAAAGAGCGCTCAGTCGTTATGCAGGGTATAAATAACTCTAAATCTGGAGATCCTTTTCAAGACATAATGGACTCAAGCGAGGAAGAAGATGAGCGTAAGCGTAGACAGCAGCAATTCGTAACAGCTTCAAAAAAATCTCCGTATTACACTAATTACTTCGGCTCGTAACCTGAGTCTTTTGACATGCCTGATAATTTTCCAGGTCTTGATCTCGGAGCAGACGATTATAAGCCCGAAGGAAACGACGATTCATTTGGACTTAGTAAGTTCTTAAGTAAACCTAGCCCAAAGCCTTACCAGCCTTTTGGTGGTCCGATTCAGCAAGACCCACAGACTTTTGCTCAGCCTCAATATTACGAACAGCCTCAGCAGACACCTGCTCAGCAGAGTTTTAATGTATTCTCAGATGATGAGCTTGATACATATGACAAAGCAAAAGAGGATTATAAATATATAAACAGCTATGCTAGCTCAGCTAATCAAATAGCTAGCAAGAGAAAGTCGAATTACGACGATTTCATGAGCAATAAGCTCAAACCATTTTTTGAAAGTGTTGGAGGGTTTGGAGACTTTGATGATGACGAAGGTTTTATCTCTGCACTTGATGAGATGGAACAAAATCTTTTGGCTACTAGCCAGCAAGAAGATGGATGGCTCGGAGCATCTGATGAAAAGATTAGGGCTGGAGAAACTCTAAAAGGTTTTCAGGTATGGAGCAGCCCTAACGGTCTGCGTGATCAGTATCGCAGGTTTAGGTCAGAGCGTGACCATTATACGGGTATAGCGGATACATATAAGAACGATAAAATTAAACGGCTTGAGCAGCTAACTAACATCCCATTACCTGCGAAACAAGTACTCGATGAAGAGCTTAAGGCCAGAGGTAATACTCCACAGGGCCGATTGTCAAAAGCCGCAAAATCAGGTCGCAAGTCTACAGGTAAGAATAAAGATTTAAATGCTTACTTAGACAGTTTTGATTTTGAGGAACCTATGTACAGCGGGTTTGGATTATCCAATTTGGATAAGACTGATCCACGAACAAGTGTACCGATTGATAATTTAAGCGGTAGTAATCAAAAGCGTCAGTCCGAAAGATTATCTGCAGCCATGCGCGGAGATACGCAGGGCATATTGTCTCGTCGCGAGCATATCGCCAAAGAACGCAAGCTTCGGGACAAAGGTATATTATTTTCACAATCTGGATTGCTCGATGGCCGACCTATAGGCATGAGCCGTAGCGATGTCGATTTGCTCGATATCGGTGAAATGAAAAAGATGGGTATCGAGGAATATCGAGGTGTACCTATCGAGCAAGCCTTTCTCGCACTTGGTGGTGATGAGCGCTTGCAAGTTGCTAAAATTTTAGAGGCTACCCGTGGAGCTTATTTAAATTACGAAAATGAACAGATTAAATGGCTTGCTGGTAATCAGGACCCAGCTCTTAAGAAGAAGATGGATGAGGCTCAGGCAGTCTTTACTAAATCTCTTGGGTTAGCTGCAGAGTTTGGACTTACTGACGAGCTTGTTGAGCAGAATGAAAAGAAGGGCTTTTTCGCACGCATGGGAGACAGTGTAGATCGCGGTCTCAAACTCAATGAAATGAGTAAATACGCGAGCGACTTTTTCCTTAATGCTGCTGATCAATCGGACATTGAAAAATTCATACAGGCCGCTTCGGAGTTTGGAGAGATTCCTGTGGGTTCTGCATCTCAAAAGTTTCAATCCTATCAATCCAAAGGTCTTTGGGATTCGATAAGTAATTTATTATTTGAAAATACCGGTGCTATTCCTGAGCTATTTACGGAGTCTATGGCATCTTTCCTCCCCGCGTATTTAAGAACGGGTGCTAAGACAATCACTACCGCAGCCGTCGCAGGAGCGCTTACTCCTATTCCTGGCGGAGCGTTAGGATCTGCCGGTGTTGCTGCTCGATTGAATTGGGGTGTTGCATCCTTAGTCCTTGAATATTCCGGTATGGTATTAGAAGGCATGCAAAAGCTGGGTGTTGATTGGCAAAACCCGAAGGTCTTTGCAGCTGCATGGAATAATGAATCCGTTCGGGAAAAGATAAAAGACCGTGCTCTTAAGAAGGGCGTACCTATTGCATTATTTGATGCTATGTCAGGTATGCTTGGTGGTCGCATATCAGGCGCTATGAATCATGTCGGAGGCTCGATCAAGGGAGGAAAGCTCCTAGATGCAGCTGCATGGAAAAGGTCTCAAGCTACAGCTCCTAAATTTACAAAATTCCAGCGTGCGGGTAATGCCGCTGCTGATATCGCGGCCGATGCTACCCTTGGTATGGCTGGTGAATTTGTTGGTCAGGCGTGGAGTAAAGAACCTGGCGAAGCGTGGGATACCAATGCTATTGCTGCTGAAGGTATCATCGGTCTCGGGCCAGGTTTAGCGGGTGCTGCCTATCAAGTATCTCCGACGACTAAGATTGATGTAAGCAACACACCTTTTGACTATGAGGAGGTAAAAAACACAGAGTCTGGACAGACCGGTGTTGTAAACCTCGCAGGTTTTAGGAACCAGTTTAGCTCATACAAAAATGCACAGGGTGCAGCCGCTCATGTCATCAATGAGGGCAACTATGCCAATGCGGAGGATAAGAAGAATGCAACCGCAGTCCTTACCGATTTAATGTCTCGGTTCTATGCATTGAATCCTGAAGTGATGAGTAAATTAAAACTCGTCGTTGCTGACCGCACACCATTTGCGGATAAAGAGATGGAAGGATCTTTCCATAAGGATAATGAAACCGGTACTTATGCGATCTATTTAAACCGCAATAAAATTGGCCAAGATCCATTAGGTGTATTTTTACACGAAGCTGGTCACCTTGCTCGCGAGCTGATGATTTCTCAGGATCAGCTTATGGAGATCTATGAAGCTGTCGGTGTAGATGCTCAAAAAGATGCATTTTCTCAATACACATTAAAAGTACCTGACGCTAAGTACAGCCAGCTTGATGAGTCTCAAAAATCACAGGTTGATCGTGCTTGGAATGCTAAGCGTATGACTCCTATGGTACGCGCGGAAGAGTGGTTTTCTTATCAATGGGCTAGTCTTCTTGCTGGTCGCAATGTTGATTCTGCGGTTAAAACTGAGTATCAAAACTTTTTAACTAAAGTTATCCACCCATCGATCGAGCGCTTTACCGGTGGTGAATCAACTGGCGGATCAAAAGAGCAACAGTTTGATCTTAATCAATTGATCCTTGGTAAAATGGGTTTTACGCCCAACGGTTTCTCAAAAGATACCGGGCCCAGCTTTGGTCAATACTATCATGAACGCCCGGGCATGGCTCAGGAGTTCTTTGCTAAAGAGACACCTATTCAGCAAATGGGTGATGAGGAAGCATTGAACTCCTTAATGCGTAAAATTGCAGTAATTAAAGGTGTTCAAGGTGAGGCCCAAGCAAAGAAGATTGCTGAAGGAGTAAACAAGATTCTGGGTAAAAAGCTCTTACCTACCGAGATGTCTGCTTATACTGATACTGAGCTCGGTAATGTCCAAGAAAACATCGTAGCTAACCGGGTAAGTCTTGGGGATGATGTTGCCACCGGTGAGGTTTATAAAACTCTGAAAGGCAAAGATGCTGAGCGTGGTGCTGAGCAGCTTTTAAATAAAGAGAGCGAAACAAAGACCGAAAATGTCGTCGATATCTTAGATAAAGATAAACGGGTCGCGTCGGCAAAAGAAAATTTAAAAGAGGTAGAGAGCGAACTTTCTAGTGTTGAGAAACAATTTAAAACATCGAAGGACCGTGTCGAAAGAAAGAGAATTGGTAAGAAGGTTGTTGAGAGTCGCAAAAGGGCAAAATCAAGTAGGGAGCAATTAGCTAGCGCTAAGAAAGAAGCTACCCGCGCACAAAATCTGCCTAAAGAAAAACCTGTTAAAGATGATTCTCCTGAGGGTGTCGCTCGCGAAATTACTAACCGTGCAAAGCGTGGCGAAGCGGTAGTATCTCAGGAAGATCGTGTTATATCTAGTATTAACGAGGTTCAGAATCTTTTACCCTCTGCAAACATCAAAGAGAGTAGTGGAAAGTTTTCTTTAACCACTCGACTTCCTGGTACTCGTCGCAGTGGCCCAGCCCAAAAATTTGATACCCGAGAAGCTGCTGAGAAAGCACAAAAAGAATTCTATGCTGCTGAGCGTGAAAAGCTAAAGACAGTATCTGAAAAAGTTACTGCTATGAGCAAGCTTGTGCTCGATCAGAAAGCTTTTGAGAAGCGTGCTGAAGAAGCGAAGAAAAAACTTTTAGAGGAGACCAATGGTCAGGAAGGGGATATTTCCTATGGCCAGATCATTGCTGAGATCATGGATCTCAATGCATTGCAGGACAGCGCTATCTTTTCGAGTGCTCTTGCTGGTGTTGGATTAGCTGATGTATCCAGCTTAAAAGCCGCCAGTGCTGAGATGGTACGCCAAGCATTTGTTGAATATGAACAGCGTGTAGAATTTGCAACCGGGGCGATAAGTACCCGTATTGCTGAGCTTGAAAGATCGAAAGAAGCTATTCTCAACCCGACAGCTCTTGGAGCTAAGCAAGCTAAAGACTACAAATATTCCCACAAGATCGTAGTAGTAATTAACCGCTTTGGTAACAAAGTACAATATCGCGAGTGGGACGGTTCTAAATTCGGACCGAAAAAATCTGCTGAACGAAGTGCAAAAGGTTCAAAAGATAAAAAAGAGGGTGACTACATTCAGCGGTATAACGACAAGTACCACAAGTATCTAGCTAAAGAGTATAAAGCAGCAAAAGCGGTTGCGGAAAAGGAGAAGGGCTTAAACCCAAAGTTTATTCAGTATAAGCAAAACCTTAATCAAGGAGCGCCCAAGCAATCGGCCAAGACAAAAGCACCAGCCAAGACGAAGGCGCCGGCGCCGGCCAAGCAGGAGGAGACTAAAGCCAAGCCCGAAGCAACAAAGGAAGAGCCCAAAAAGACTGAGCTTACAAAAGAGCAGAAGGCTGAGCTAGCAGACATCAATAAAAAGCTCAAGATGCTCAAGCAATATCTGCATGCGATCGAGCCAGAGAAAACAACAATCGATTGGAAGGATGTCCCGCATTTCAACTATTACAAATATGTTGGCCCCGGAAGAGCTCCGACAAAAGAAAATGGTGGTTTCAAAACCGAGAATTTTGAGAAGTACACACTTGGCCAGCTGGCTAGTAGCGGAAGAGACACAGCTATTTGGCATAAGAAAAAAGGTAGGTGGGAAGAAGTTGGTGGTGTATCCGACAGCCAGTCTTATCTATTCAAATATACAAACTGGAGACTGTGGGAGGGTTCTAATACTCAGCCCAAGGCTAAGGCTAAGGCTAAGGCTAAGGCTAAGGCTAAGGCGAAAACAGAGGATTCGGAGAAATCGCCAGAGCCCGAAACCGCTCAAATAGACGAGATCCAGGGCAAGGACGGTAATGTCATTTCTGCAGACCCTGTTTCATCTTTGAAAGAAAAAGCTCTTATTAAGAGCCGGTCAGAGGTGTCAAAGTATGATGGTACAAAACAAAAAGCGCAGGGTGGTATATCTTCTGGGGATGCTTTAGACATCCTAATAAACACAGGTAGTGAGCTTGAAAAAGCATTAGCTTCAAGACTTAAGAAGTCTAATAAAATTAAAAATTTAAGAGTAGGTTTTATTAACGACTCAAATTCTAAAGACCGCGGCACATATTTTTACAAAAAAGATGCTGAAATAGGAGGGGTTGTTATATACCCAGGTGGAACAGGTTTAACATTATTGCACGAGCTTATGCATGCGATAACGGTACCAGAGTCTACTAATTACATACGCAAAGGCAGTACGGTTACCTTCTCAGATAAAAACATGCAGAAGCTGTATGACGCTTGGAAAAAAGCCAGAGCAGGGTGGATGTCAGATAAATCAATCAGACCAAAGCAAGATTCCTTCGGTAACCCTATTACAGAAAAACAAATACCAAACTACCTAACTCGGTTTGATGAGTTTTTGGCTATGCTTTACACTGATAAAGAGCTGCAGAACTTTTTAACCAAAGTAGAATCAGATTCTGGAAGTAATAAGTCATTATTTTCTGAAATTCTAGATGCTATATCGAGCATTTTAAATTTTGACTCAAAAGGTCGCACGCTTCTTGAAGAGTCTTTAAATGCAATGGATTCCTTTGTTGAATCCCAATCAGACCAACAGGACCCAACCGCCCTTGGCTCAGGCATCGATAAAACCCAGGCATTCAATCCGTTTATAAATGGTAGGAAGCTTACGGACAAGCTGAGTTGGTTCGGTGGCAAAACAGTTCAGGAATATGTCAATATGCTTGATGCTGTGCGTGCATCAGTCGCTATGCCGGAGGGTGTAGGAACCAACCGATATACGGACAAGGACCGACTATTTTTCCAGTCTGAAAAGGGTACACCTATTGCAAGTATGATGCTCTTCAGATTGCGGGAGATGGATAAGAAAGCAGGTAAAAATTATCGCGATTTGGTAAATGGAGACATCGACCGAGTTATGCTTTCTGAAATGGCAGTCTATGAATTGGCTACCGGTCGCGGGCTTGAGATATTGGACGATCGTGATTTTCGGGGATCTAAGCAGCAAAGGTACCACCAGATTTTAGAATTACGAGCATCTGAGATTGCTAAGGACATTGCCGAATATGAGCAGCTTCTAGAAAAAACGGATGATCCAAAGGAGCGTGCCCGTATAGAGCGCATGCTTAATGGATACGACGACGAGCTCGAAACAACCGGTGCAATAAAGCCCGGCAAAGATGTAAAAGGAGCACGGATACCTGGTCTTAGGCAAAAACTCGCAGCCTTGTACTTTGACTACGATGAGATCGGTGCATTTCAAGGAGAAGAGACCGGTGGATATTTCGCTAAGATCCATGGTGGTAAGCAGTGGACTGAGACATTGACAGAGTTCTTATTCTACAAAGAAAAGTTGGATGCGATCGATAAGATCACTGATATTTGGGAGTCTGATATTGCCGAGGATATGGGCGTTGCAAACCGCAGGAAGCCTGATGAATCAAAATCTGAACCTGGATGGACTGGCGACCTGCAAGCTTGGAATAAATTAACTGCGGATGAGCGCCGTCTATTTATAGCTAAAGAGCTTCGAAAAATAGAAGGTGTTGAAGATGCCTACGAGGAAGCAAAAAAGAAGTACGAAGATCTTAGAGACAAAGCAAAGTCTGAGTTTGAAGAAGTTGTTTCTGAAAAGATTGCTGAGGAGACTACACAAGCAGCAAAGGCGTGGGGTGCAGATGTTGCATCTCCTGATGAGTATGAATTCTTTGCCTTGGGCGAGCTTGATACACAAACAGTAAAATCTGGTAAAGGGCACGGATCATTTGCCCGTGGGTCCGCCGACCAAGGAATCGCAGTTCTCGACCTTTTCGCTGCATCCCGAGCCGAAGACTTTTCACCAAGTCGTACAACTTTTGGTACAGGTTCTGGTTCTGAGCAGATGAGCCCGGACATTGCTAGGAGCTTGGAAAATAAAAGGTCTCAGGCCATGGAAAAAGCATTGGCTGAAGAATTTAACAGCGAGAAGTATCAGGACATTCCCGCATATGAAATCACAAAGCCCGACGGTAAAAAGCTGAAGGTCAAAAGAGTAAAAGGTTTGTGGAAGAAGGGTAACGGTCATGTACTTCCTAAGAATTTAGAATCTCGTGCTCGTGATCAGTTCTTGATTGATAATCCAGAAATTGAAAGCCGTGCCCGCCAACAAGTCGCTTTGATGGATGCACAAGCTACTTCTGGGATATCCTCGGGCAACTCGGTAAGCCCTGTTCAATTTGTTGAGTATTTACTTAGTCAGATCAAGACCAAGAAGTTCAATCCCAAATCAGATAATGCATTAAAGAAAGCCGTTCTATCTCTTCAATACGAGCCATCGTCTGAGGTTAATGGTGACAATTATAAGCAACTCCCTGGCGGACCTGCTGGAGGCATCGTCCCATATGTATGGGCAGATTTTATTAAGGAAGCGTATAAGCTGCTTAATATTAAAGAAGACCCAACTTTTGTAGCTTCAAAGAATCCCAAAAAGTCAGGATGGAAGAACTTATCCGAGGAGGTGCGTAGAACTGTTGTATTAGATAGTGGTAAGAGTACTCAAATATCAGAGACTAATACATTGTGGAGCAATGGAGTGCCCGATATTGATACTGCGGTTAAGCAGGTTAAACCTATTATCCAAGCGGTTTACGATGCAGGCCGCGTGCGTCTGGCCGACGGTCGTGGGTTTGATGAAACTGAGACATCAAAAAACTCTTCGAATGCAACAAATGTTCTGCAGCGAAACACGATCGATAATTCCATCGAAGACTTCATTAGAGAGGATGCCCCTGAAGGTGTTCTTGATAATATGGAAACTGATGACAGCGGTTTTAAAGGTGTTCAAAAGGGTGATGGTGTAAGTGGCGAAGCTGTAGACTCCAAGCAGATTGATAAGATCGAGGACATAAAATTAAACGATCCTGTATCTTTCAGAGGTCCTGATTTCACGCTAGATCCTTTAAACGATAAAATATCCCAAGCATTATCCGGCACTGAAACAAATCAGAAACTGTTTAATCTTAAGAAAGACGGCAAAGCACTTTCTCTTGAAAAGATTATGCGTGAGTTCCGCACAGACGAAGTCTTTTGGAATGCGTTTGATATGCCCATGCCTCCTGCTCAGAAGTACTTAATTTACAAATGGGCCAAAGACCTCAAGCAACATCCTAACTACCCGAAGCTCAAGGTCCGAGTCATGGATCCTGGCACCAGTTCTTTATCCTCTGGAATATCTGATGATTCGATCGGGGCCACAAGGATACTAACAAGCCTAGCCAATAAGTTTGGTTTAGGGGAGTCCGGCAGGCAGGACTTAAAAAACTATTTTGCTAAGCATAAAGAAAGCTTTAGCAAAGATGGCGTCATCGCGGCTGCTTTGGACAGTGCTCGCCCATCTACTAGGATCATATCCAATGCACTGAAGGACTTGGGTATTGAAGATAAGGGCTTGCTTGATGCGCTGGATGTCAAAGGTCTTTGGCAGCAATACTTTGGTAAAACGGACGAGGTCGTTCGTCAGGCCCATCTCCGCTTTATCGAGCCTATTGAAGATGCGCTTGCAGATCACGGCATAACAAATGAGCAGTGGGGTAAGTATTTAATCGCCCGCGCTGCTCCCAGTCGTAACGACCACATCAAAAAGTTATATCTCGAATATCTGAAGGATGCAAAAGACGAGCATAAAGAAGCCATTCAGGAGATGATTGATAAGAATGGTGATCGTATGAGCGGCGTATCTACCGAGCTTGCAATTGAAGTTGTCCAGACCATGGAGAAAGACAAAAACTTCTTAGCCTTTCTTAAAGACGAAAGAAATCCTTTACAAAAATTCTACGAGTTTAACCGGGAGGGGCTAAGGCACCGGTCCGCAAACGGTTTAATGAAAAACGACCAGGACGGGGGCATTAATGAAGAGCTTGCCATGGTGACAGCTAGTTCATCCTTTGATTGGAAAAAGCAAGGCGGGTCTGCTTTCATGTACCAGTTTAACGGAGCAGATAACGCATATTCTTATGCACCGATGCAAGGATTCGAGGGTGAAACGCAAACTCTGTTTGATAATGAGCGTGCCTATGAAATAGGTGGCAAATCAAGTACCGCTGCCGGTCGGGCGTGGGATATGCCTAAACATAAATTCTTATTTAAAGGATCGTTCGGTAGGCTTGGTGAAAATGCCGTTGCTCCAGACCCTAAAATGGTTTTCCCCGTTGCACAGTCTCAATATTATGAGGGTGCTATTTTGGGTCAAAAGAACACGGTCTCAAATGCATTCGGCACGGCGTTTGAAATATTGCGCACGGTAGCTTACCACGGCAAAGAAGTAGTCGGAGATTCTCTTCCTTTATTAGACTTGAACAGTATACCAGGCGGAAAAGACATTCTTAATAAGATCGAAAAAGACCCCACTATAATAGAAGCCGCACGCGAACTATTTGAGGGTAAAGATGCCGTATTCAAGAAAGAGTTTCGCAGGGTGGATGTTAAAAAGCATTACGAAATAAAAACAGAAAAGCTGGTTGTAGGTGACCAGAAAATTGACGGTTTAGTCATGGCTCGCCGGGAGATAAACAGGGAGTTTCAAAACAACCCGCTTGTATTTACCTACCGCAAGAACGGGGAGCCTTTTTATATTGAGATGCAGAATAATGAGCGCGGTATGCGCTTTGCATCCTCGGTAAAAAATCTCCGATACGAAACTCTTCCTAAATTTCTCAGTGGGGTAAACGCAGTGACTCGTTTTATGGCGAGTATGTTTACATCAAAAAACCCTGCGTTCCTTATTCCCAACTTCTTCAGAGATTTACAAACCGCGTACATTCACCTTACCGAGGATGATAAAAAAGAGTTCGCCAAAAATGTTTTCTCTTACAAACGCCTCAAAGGCTTCATGGGTGGTATTCTTAATGTCGAGCAAAGAAAGGCTAGGGGGGAAGCCACATTACTAGACGATTTCCCAACCGACAGAAAAGAAGCTAACGAGTATGCAAAGAAGATTCTCGCAAATAAGGATTACGAAAAGATGTATCAATTTGCGGTTCAAGCAGGCGCAAAGGTTGGTTACTTCCGAAATAAACCAGTTACCGAGATGATCGAAGATCTGCAGAAGATGCAGAAAAAAGGTAAGAAAAATAAAAAGTCTGAAAGGAATATGTTAAGACATGCAGTCGATACATTTGATTCCATCAATACCGCTGTAGAAAACACCGTCCGGATGTCAGCTTTTTGGTCTGCTATTGAGAACGGTAGGACTGTGCATGAAGCAGCGAATATTTCAAGAAATGTAACCGTGGACTTCAATCAGAAGGGAACAATGACTCAGACTTTTGGTGCATTCTTTGTATTTTTCGGAGCGTCTATGAACTCTATGGATCGTATGATTCAGACATTTCACAAGAGAGGGCTCAAGGGCAGCCGTAATTTAATAGGTGGCATAGTACTAGCCTCTATGCTTGTGAATTTATTTAATCGTTTAATTGACGACGATGAGGACGAAGACGAGCCAGGATATGATCGCATATCATCTTATCGAAGGGATACCACTGCTTTAATTAGTATGCCTGGCAAAGAGAATACCGGGTATGTCGGAATTCCATTGGCGTTAGGCTACAATATGTTCTGGACGATGGGACAAACAGCGATGGATGTATTCGCAAAATATGCTATGGGCCGAGGTGGATCTGGGCCTATGGATTTCATTTCTCGAAATATGGCCGCCACCCTTAATTCTTTCAATCCTGTAGGGGGCGCTGGTCTGGGTACTGCTTTTATACCCACACCGGTAAAACCTTTCTATGAATTATCGGCTAATAAAAATTTCATGGATGCACCTATACGGATGGAAGACCGCCCATTCGAAGCCCCCAAGCCTGCTCATATGATGGATCCGAAAAGAACGCAGGAGCATTGGAATGCTCTATCAAAAAGTATAAATGAGTTCATGGGCGGAAGTGATCAGGTAAAAGGGTCTTTCTCAGGTATTTTTGGAGCGGATCCTTTAAAGAGCTTGGATGATTCTGATATGAAGTGGGATATTTCCGGTAGCCAAATAGAGCATCTTTTATTAGGCTATAGCGGTGGTCCAGGTCAGATATTAAATGCCGCATTTGGTGGGTTGCTATGGCCAGGTTTACCCGGAACATCTGAAGACTACGGTAAGTTTGATGCGAACAAGATGCCTATAACAAACAGGTTCTACCGCTCATCTACCTCTAACGCTAGTACCAAGAATACATACTATCAAATTCGCACTGCAAACAAGACAGCTGAGCGTGCAGTTAAAGCGGCAAAAGTAGCCGGGCCCAAAGAATATGCGTATACACAGCAGGAAATGAAAGATCTGCTTACATTATCGAGCTCTGTAAAATATGCAGACGCACTAAAGTCTAAGATTCGAGCACAGAAATCTAAGATAGAATCTTCCAAAGCTTTTACCCAAGATCAGAAATTGCAACGCATTGCGGACCTAGAAAAAAAGGAACATGCTGCATACGTCGCGGTCATTAAAAAAGCTCAGGCTCTCGGAATTTCATAACAGTGTATGAAGGAATCAAATCTTAAGTTAAATAAAAAGCAGGAAGAAAAACTCGTTGAGTACACGCTCGAACGGGTAAGGCAACTTAAGGAGGATAACCGCGAACGTATTGAGACCGATAAGATCTCTTGGAAAACGTATCATAATGACCGCACAGACCGCATAGATTACGACGGTATATTCAGTCATTCAAATCTTTCGGTACCCATGACATCTCTTGTCGTAGATCATTTCATGGCCCGTGCGGAGGACGAAATAACCGGGACGAGTCCCTACTTTAAATTTGAAGCCCAAGGAGCGAGCGACTTGGAGACGGCCGAGGGATACGACAAGTATTTTAATTGGAAGATTGAGGATCAAGCAAAGACACGCGAGCGTCTTGAAGAATCATATCTTCATTTATTTATTCAGCGTGCATTAGTTCTTAAATCTACATACCGCGAAGATATATCCGTTTGGTATGACTATGAAAGAAATGGATTGTTCAACAATCAAACAGGTGCATTTGAAGAGATACCAGGAGAAGGACCAATCATTGAAGGAGAATCTCAATTCATTCCCGAGATGAATCCTTTGACCGGAGAAACAGAGCTTCGACTTGCGACCGATCCTAGCTTCCAAATGATCCCAGGGGTACACGAGTTTCAACCTCTCCCGCAAGGGGTACCAACCCAGCAGGTAAAGTACAGAGGTCCAAGGTCGGAGGTCATAGACTCAGACCGTTTCCTTTGCCCATCGACCGCAGAATCTGTGGACGAGGCTGACATCGTTGTAGAATTGTACGACAAAGATTTAAAATGGGTTCGTGACATGTTCATGAATCGGGACTGGATCACATTTCCTGAATACTTAAACCTCATGAAGAAGGATGCAAATCCAAGGTCGGAGGTCGAAGAAAACGAGGAGAGAAAAGAAAATCTATCTTTTGATTCCGATGAAAATCCAGTCGTTCCGATTATTGAATGTTGGATTAAACGGGATGTTCTTGGCACTGGGGCACCTCAGGAATTTTGCATCTTTATAGATACCGAGACTGAAAAGCCTATCTACTATGAATATGTTGCAAAACTAACTCCTGATAACAAAGTTCCTTACACCGCAGTTTCCATCGGGAAAGAAAGAAACAAGTGGTGTGGAAGTAGTTTGCCCGAAAGAATTCGCAGCTTCCAAGAATATGTAGACCGCCAATTTAATTCTCAGAGCTATCGCAATGAACTCGCTGCTAATCCGATCATTGGAATTAATGCTCAAGCTGTAGAAGACGAGCCTGAAGATGTAGAGCTGCACGCTGGAAAGATTTTTGAATTAAAGGATCAATATAGTATTGATGACTTTATAAACTTTGCCGCTGTCCCCAATGTCGATGTAAGAACACAAGACTTGATTGATTTTGTATTTGGAATTGTCCAGCTCTGGTTGGGCGTATCCAACATGGCACAGGGAGATTATCAGGCATTAGCTCCGGCAAATACTGCAACAGGTGTCGAGGCAACACTCAGAGAGGCGAGTAAGATTGGTCGTCGTTGGATGCGTCGAATTGTTCGTGGTTTTGAAGAGCATTTGACCAAGCTCGTTCAGGTAACGATGGCCACGATCGATGAGGAAGAAGTATTTGAATATATGGAAGGTGATGTTCGTGCCTTTGGCGTGATGTCCCCGGAAGCAATTCGTGATATCGGAATAAATGTTCGAGTCATGCTGTCGCAGGACCAAGGTCAACGGGCTATTGAAAAAGCAAATCTTGCTTTGCAGACCCAGGACAGATACTTCCAATCACCTCCAGAGATGCGTCCTTTCATGCGTCCCATGCTTAAACGCATTCTTGATGCTATGGGATTCGAGAAGACCGATGAATTCTTACCTCCAGAAGCTCCTGCCGATCCGAAGAGCGAAGCAGAGATTGCCAAAATGCTTGGTGACAATGCCGCACAAGGAGAGGGTGGGGAAAGCCCAGCTCCAAGGGATGGTGTATCTGCAGTAGCTAGTGGTATGGGTAATAGTAACCCTCAAGGAATGAACCAATATCAACAATAAATATTTATGAGAAAGTACAAAAACGGAAAAACCAAAGAGCCAAGAATCGAGCAAACCCGTGCGATCGAGCGTAGGATTAGTGCTAAACACGAAACCGTCGAGCAACAGTTCGGATCGGGGTATCCAAAATATGGAGCCTCTCTCGGAGTATCCTTTGATGGGGTTGCTGGAAAGATTTCTAAAGTTAAGCGCGCAGAGTCTGTAGAATGACCGATCTTGTAGTCTTCGATCAACTCGCGGACATAAAAAAATTAACGGTTGATGAAGCTTTTATCCATTTGGAAAAACGCTTTCAAAAGGAAAGAGCTCGATACCTCGCCCGCATGCTGGACTCAGATACCAAGCCGGAGGAAACTATCCAGATTAAATCGATCATTAACGCACTTGAGGGCTTATCGCCTCTGGCTCTTGCGGAGAAAGTATTAAAGATCGAAGCTAAGAATCGTAAGGTTAGCCACCCCGAGCTATTCAGGGTTAAGAGAAACCCAACCGGTTGAGCGCTGTAACGCACGCACATATTTTATTCTTACATAACCCAACACTAAAATCTTTTTACTATGGCTAATATAAATGTAACTTGGACACCTGTAACAGGTTCAACCGATATCGATTCTTACGAAGTATACGTGTGTGACGGTACCTCATCAGGTCACTTCTCCGACGCAGCAGCTCTTCAAGCTAAGCTCGACGCAATTCACGGCGGAGCAAGCGCATCTTCTCAAGGATTAGATCTTATTGAAAGCGTCACTGATCTTACTAAGACTTCCATAACATCAGCTCATTCAATAGTTGGGACTGGGTCTGCGGTAAATTATCACTTCGGTATCGCAGCAAAAAACCAAGGCGGCTTTAAAGTTCAAGACGACACAGCCGTCTTCATGCTTCCCGTAACCTAACACCCTTTGACCTATGCCCCTCGTCTCAAGATGGGGCTCCAAGGTCACTTCGGTACCTGCCCGCGAGCCCAAGGCTAACGACCCGAAACCTATTACTTTAGTAGCTCGGCCTATACCCGTTGATCTACAGTCGAAGGCCGAAAGCCAAGGGTCGAAACCTGGTATGCCTGCGCCTTTAAAATGAGCTATTCTAAAAAAGTTCAGAAGGCTAAAGCTAACCGTTCGGATCATCGAAAGGCCAGGGCAGTTGCAGGTTCAATTAATCGAACTGCACTTAAGCGGGACTCTAAAAAGTTCAAAAGTCTTGAGCGTGAGCACGATCAGAATCAGCGCTTTGGGGGTAGTTTAAAAGCGGTATACTTTGATTCGGATGGGGATGGATTTAAGGATACATATGGAAGGGTTTATCGCTCAAGCGTTGTTGGAAAACCTGGTGCGGAGATCCCTACCTTTGGACCTATTGTTCCTCCGGTCTCTGGCCCTACCAATCTTTTAGCTGCCGAAGTTCTTCCCGCTCCGGTCTCTGGCCCTAGCTCTTTAGCCGCATCAATTGTCGCTCCGTCTAACGGTCCGACTAGCTTAGATGCATCCGTCAACGCTCCGGCTAATGGCCCAACGGTGTTAGATGCTGAATTACTTCCTCCGGCTAACGGTCCTACAGGCTTAAATGCATTTGAAGGAATTCCAGACGCACCTGTTTCCGGCCCAACAACTCTAGCCGCAAGCGTTAATGCTCCGGCTAATGGTCCTACAGGCTTAAACGCTGCTGAAGTGTTTACTGCTCCGTCCAGCGGCCCAACAACCCTTGCCGCAAACGTTAATGCTCCGGCTAACGGCCCCACTGGGTTAGGCGCAAGCGTTAATGCTCCGGCTAATGGCCCAACAGGTCTATCTGCGGGTAAAGCTACGCTTAATATAGATATTTACGACACACAAGAGGATCTGCTTAGCGCAGCCACCGAAGAGAGTGGACATATTGCTTACGCTAAAGATGTCCCGTACTTGTTTATATATAAAAGTGACACTGCTGAGTGGCACCGAGTTCCTAAAGGAGAGTAATTCCCTATGGGAGACATAAAAATATTTAATTCCGCCGGAGAGAACGATAACGAGAATACTATAACATCTTCCGGATCTTCTGTCGGCCGAGTAAAAGATTTATATTTACTAAAATCTGAAATGGTTGAGCTTGAAGAAAAAGTTGAGACTAACACTACAAACGTGGAAAACATTACATCTGGCGCACCTGAAGAGATGGATACTTTGAAGGAAGTTGCTGACAGTCTGGACCTTGGATCATTTTTGGATGCGCTGAACGGTCCGAAACCAGCCGCAGGCCCCTCAAATATTTCTGCAGTTCAAGTACCGTAAAAAAGTTCATCCATCCGATTGAGAAGACTTACATAACAAGGAATATATAGAACATGCCCAGCATTTTAGAAGCCTTAGGAACCTCTTTAAGCGGAAAGCTCGGAGAAAAATTAAATCTTGCCGGTGGTACTCTTACCGGTCCTTTAATTGTCCCCGAACCTACGGCCGCAAACCATGTAGCGACTAGCAGTCAAGTAACTACTCTTGAATCTGCTATTGGAAATTATGGAGACTTTGTAGCAAGTACTGCTGATGTTACCGTTTCGATCTTTGATACCGCAGAAAATATCCAAGCGCGTAGTGGCGACCCGAAAGGTACCGTTGCAGTAGCTAGCGATACCAGCGCAGTATATTATTATGCAGGAGTCTGGATATTATCCGACATTGCAAACATTCAAGCGGACAGCATAGCAGCTGCACTAACGCTTAATATTTCTGGCGATACAGAATCAAACATCCGGTCGCGCGAAGGAGATGCTACTGGTACGGTGATGTACGGAACGGATACCGACAAGCTATACATCTTCGACGGATCCGCATGGCACGAATATCAACCCGAAGCATAATACTTTAGAATGAGCGATATAAATACATACGCGAACGAAACCGCAATTGCCGGTCTTAGCCCAATTGACGGGGATCTTGTTCTTAATACGGGTAATAACTCCCTTTATCTTTGTACTAACGCCGATGCTAGCGGGATAAATCGCTGGAAAAAATTTACAAGCGATGGTGCGGCAGAAGGTTTCGAAAATAGTTTAGGTGTAGACTTAACTAATAACTCGTACTTTGTACCTAATGGCGGGTCGTACACGATATCCGGGAACAAAAGTTTCTCGACATGGGTTAAACCTATGTCAGGCACTGACCACTATATTTGGGGTTACGGTACAAATTTATATGCTTTGTATTTCGACTCGTCCGCAGTTTCAATAAGAATGTGGCCGTCAGGTCAAGGCGGAGGATCAGGCAGAACTTATCAACGTATGGTTTCACCTGTATCATTTACAAATGGTTCTTGGTACAACATCACGATTACTGGAGACGGAACTGATTTAAAGCTATATGTTAACGGACAACCCGCAGCAAGTACTTACGCAGACAATGACGACTGGTATTTTGAAACAGCTTTCAGAGCAGGTTCTGCAGGTACATACTTTAATGGGTGTGCCGATGAGTTTGCATTTTTTACTTCTGTTCTTAGTGCGCAGGATGCTTCTGACATATACGGCAGCGGTAAACCTTCCAGCTTAAGCGATTATAGCCCATCTATGTACGCTAGGTTTGGAGACGGGGAGTCTGTGACCTCTGGAGATGATATTGCCTCAGTACCTAACGCATCGCCTGCAACTGGCACCGCTCTATCTGCTGCATCAGTCACTGATAAGCCTTCATACTTAGACTTAACCGGAGAAACAATTTTAGTATAATGCATAAAAAATATATACTTCTCGATTCAGAAGAATCTTTTTCTTCAAAGCATTCTCAGATTATGACTGCTCTAGGTTTACCTGATGATAAAGGTAATACCGTTTACGCAAGCTCTGCCGCGGTAAACAATCCAGATCACATAGAATTTGGTAAGTTTATAATGCCAGTAGTCATGACAGGCGAATGGAAAACCTCACAACATTTTGACTCTAGCTCATTAATTGATTTCGACCCTGATTGGTTGATAAGCAAATAACCCCTCTAGACCATGGCAACACTTCAAACAACAGATAACCGCCCGTCCGGCAGTTCTCACGCCGACGGAAAAGCATATTTCGAGACTAGCACAAATAAGATGCTTGTCTGGAATGCAACCGCAGGCGCATGGATCGAGCTCGATTCCGACGGCACCGGCGCGGTCGCCTTTGAAAACCGCTGGGGCGCAAGCTTTGATGGTGCTGGTGATCATTTAAGTGTGCCAGCTTCTACAGATTTTTCTTTTGGAACTTCTGATTTTTCCTTTAGTGCGTGGTTTAATCCTGAGGTAATTTCAGGCTACCGATCAGTGGTGGACTTTAGACCGAGTGATGGAGACTTACTACCCGGGTTGTTTATCAGTCCAAATGCCGGATATAAACTGTATATTTGGGCTGGAAGTAGTAGAATAGTAACCTACGAAACAACGCTAAACACGAACCAATGGTATCATGTTGTTTACACCCGATCAAGCGGTTCCGCTACTTTATATTTGAACGGATCAAGTGTAGCGACTGGTTCGGATAGCAATAATTACTCTTTAAGCGGCACTCCAAAATGGGGTGGTGTTGGTTCAGGAGTAGGAGCTAGCACCTTTAAAGGTCTTCTAGATGATTGCGCAATCTTTAATACTGCTCTATCCACCCCCGATGTAGCAAAAATTTACAACGGAACTGCTCCAAACGGTAAGCCTACAAGTTTAAAATCTGCATCATCATACAATACCGACCGAACATCCAATCTTAAAGGCTATTGGAGAATGGGGGACGAAGATTCAGCCTCGGCTGGCGGATCCATCGCAACCATTACTGATTCCAGCGGAAATGGAAATCATGCAACTCAAGGAACTGCAAGTAGCCAGCCTACATTCAAAGCACATGCCCTGTCTACTACATCGCTTAGCTTTGATGGTGGCAACGACTATTTAAGCGTATCTCAAAATAGTTCTGTTAACATTTCGGGGGATATAACTTTGTCCGCTTGGGTGAATAGAACAGCAACAACCAGCTACAACGCTATATATACAAAGCGACAGGTAGGCGGTTCCATGAATTACCAATTTATAATCAACAATTCTAGTGGTCAGGTTGGTTTAGGCCATTCAGGAGGTGTTTGGGTATACAATACAACTACAACATTAGCAACGGGTACATGGTATCATGTTGCTGTTACTGTTTCAGGAAGTACCGCTCAGTTCTATGTTAATGGAGTCCCTGAAGATTCGTTTACGGGAATCTCTATAAATGCTACTGCCCACGACCTCATTATAGGTGCAACGGCTGGTTATAACTATTTTGTCGGCGATATAGATGACGCAGCTATTTTCAACACTGCCTTATCCGCATCCGAGGTATCCTCTCTAGCCGCAACTCGCGGAGCTCATATTGTAAATGATTTAAGCTTAAGCCCTGTTGCATATCTCCGCATGGGAGAAGATGACAGCTTAACCGATGGACAGACCGGAATATCTCAAATTACTGACGCATCCGGAAATGGAAATCATGCAACGCAATCAACGGCAGCAAATCAACCAACCGCTAGGGTTAATCCATTACTATACATATAAATCTTAACATAAATTCCAACCTTAAATACTGTGGCAACAAAATATAAATTACTTAACACCCCAGAAGAATTCTCTGCAAAAGAACTGGAAGTAAAATCTCTTCTTTCTATCCCAGACAGTGCAGGAACTGTTAGGTATGCAGAATCTCGCATGATTGATAATTCAGAACATGCAGATTATGGGCTATTTATTTTTCCGGTTATAACTGAAGGAAAATGGAAATGCGACCAGCATTTTGATTCATCCGAGCTTGTAGATCACGATCCTTCCTGGGCAAAGCCTCAAGAAGAGCCTATCTAAACCGTAATAGCGATCGCTCCCCAGGAGCTGGATCCGAGATAGATATATAGCTTATTGGTGTCGCTCGATAGAGCGATCGAGCCAATGGGATCATTCTCCCGGGTAAGTATATTTGCTTCTGTATCTACTACTTTAACCAATCCACGGTTGTGCTCATTTGAGACACGAACCGCGGAACCAATCGCGCTGGCCAGGTTACTCAAAGGATACCCCCAGACTATTTTCTACATCGTTTGCGAGATATCGAATGACACGAGAATTAACAAGTTTTCGTTCCCATCCATATTGTTTCGCCCATCGACGAACCGTTCCGGATGATACATCCATACGCTCCCTAATGATTCTTGGTGAAAGATATCGAAATTCTTTTGCAACCATTTCCGATTAGTAACGGTCATGAGCGCTTCTTGCGACCGGTTGGAAAAGTTGACCAACCGATTGAGAAAGCGGGCAAGAGGTAAGATTATAAGAGCACAAAGTTAAGGGCGAGGAAACTAAAACCCTTTTTTAACTAAACCAAAAATAACCCAGAATATATACATACTATGTCAAACATTCTTTCACAAATCGGTGCATCCGTAAAAACTAAGGTCGACGGCGTTCAAGCTAATGTCGAGGCTGAAGCAACCGCAAGAGAAGCAGCAATCGCTGCTGAAGCAGCGGCTCGTGGATCAGCAAACACAACCTTACAAGCTAACATCGACGCAGAAGCTTCCGCAGCTCGTACTGCTGAAGCAGCAAATGCTACCGCTATTTCCTCCGAGGAAACCGCGCGTATCGCAGCTGTATCTTCTGAAGCTAGCGCAAGAACCTCGGCTGATACCGCTCTTCAAGGAGAAATTGATACCGAAGAAGCAGCAAGAATTGCAGCTGACGCTACTCTTACTACTAATCTCGCATCTGAAATCTCTGATCGTCAGACCGCAGTAACTGGTGAAGCTACCGCAAGAGCTGCAGCTGATACCGCACTTCAAGGTAATGTTGACGCTGAAGAAACTGCTCGTATTGCAGCAGACGCTACTCTTACTACCAATCTCGCATCGGAAATTTCCGACCGCCAGACTGCAGTAACTGGTGAAGCTACCGCACGTGCATCTGCTGATACCGCACTTCAAGGTGAAATTGACACTGAAGAAGCCGCTCGTATTGCTGCTGACGCTACTCTTACTACTAACCTTGCATCTGAAATCGCTGATCGTCAGACTGCTGTATCTGGTGAAGCTACTCTTCGTTCAAACGCTGACGCTGCATTAGACGCTGCAAAAGCAAACTTATCTGGTGCAAGCTTTACCGGAGCTGTTAACGGAACTGATTTAGTTCTTAGCGGTAACCTTACCGTTCAAGGTACCACCACCAGTCTCGAAACTGTTAACTCCCAAGTTAAGGACTCGATCATGCTTCTTAATGACGGAGCTGCAGACAGCGCTAACAACGGAAACGATGTTGGATTGATCATGGAGCGCGGAAGCTCCGAGGACAATGTTGCATTGGTATTCGACGAAGGTGAAGACAAATTCGTATGTTACAAAACTTCAGCTACTGCTTCCTCGACCGACATCTCTGGTGACGACTCAAGCGCTGAGCTTATGGACATCAAAGTTAACGATGTATTCATCGGATCTGACAACCTTGGTTCCTTGGCAGAGTTTGTAGCCGCTCTCGGATAAAACTTCCTCCCTACACTACCAGACATTCATGACTTGAACGGGGGTCGGAGGGCTATCTCTCCGGCCCCTTTTCATCTATGCGAATATTTACAACAGTTCTAGTCCTTGTTGCGATATATGTAATCGCAGCCATGACTTCGTCTTGCAGCATGAAGACCTTTGCACCCACGGCTTTAGGTGCTGTTGGTGGAGGCGTAGGCGCAATCGGCGGGCCGGGAACAGCATTTGCTGGAGCTGGCCTTGGAGCTGCCGCTGGACAGATAATAAAAGAAAGCGATACAGTACAGTCCCAAGCTGAGAAGCTCAAAGCTTTGAGCGAAGGAGATGTATCAAAATTGGTAGAGCTTAAACTCAAAGAAGAACGCGGATGGTTCGAGAAGATGATAAATGGGGTGTACGACATCCTAATGATCGCAGCCCTGGCGATGGGGCTCTACGTGGTATTCAATTTCTGGCACGGGCGGAAGCTCGTACAAAACATAAAGAAAAGTACAAACAGTTTTTTCGACACATGATAACAATGATTACGGACAACGCAGCAATACTAGGGTGGACCGGCACAGTCGCCACGATTTCTATCGGTCAATGGAACGAGGCAATCGCTTGCATATGCGGTGTAGTAACTACTGTATATATGGTTACAAAACTAATAAATTTACTGAGGAATAAGGAATAAGTTATGGCATTTAAACATTGCGAAGGCTGCCCAGAAAAAAAGAAAGCTCTGTGCGCAAAATTTAGAACCTGCTTATCTGAAAAAGGAAAAGCTAAGAAGGGCGAGAAGAAGCCTGTCAAAAAAGGTACTTACGGATAATTTCCGTTTCCAACCGGTTACATTGTTGTAACCCACTGTATATCTTCGCGGTATGGAAACATCTACCGCGGAGGTTAACTCCCCGCAAATTGAAGAGGAACAGTTCAGCATCGAAGACGCGTCAACCGACGATATTCGCAATGCATTAGGAGTAACGCCGGAGACTAACGACCCGCAGCCCGTAGCCGAGGAGCAAATCCCGGAGACCCAAGGCCAAGAGTCGCAAGTTGAAGAACTTCAGCCGGAAGCGGAGGCAGCAGCCCCTGAGTCCGAGATTGAAGAGACCGAAGAAGAAAAACTCGGGAAGAGACGAATCCGTCCCCGTAACGAGTTAGACCAACAAGTCATCGACCTTTATAGGTCTGAGGGCTTTGGAGGATCCTTCGCCGACGCATCCCGAATAATTTACGGACAAACTGCCGAGCCTGTATCTCAACCTATTTCACCAAATCAGGAGCAAGTCGAGGCGACCGAGCCCGACCCAATCAATGGTATAGACAAACAAGCTGACGAAATTCGCGCATCCATTCTGGAGCTTGAAGGATCAGTTGAGAAAGCAGCGGAAGATCTTGAGACCACCGAAGCACTTAGGCTTCAGCGTGATATCATGAAAAAAGAACTTCAGCTGCAAAACTTGACTCTCCGTAAACAGCAAATGGAGCAAGAAAGAGACCAGCAAGTTTATAACTCCCATCGTTCTAAAGCGATGGAAAGCCGTGACCGAGTCTACAATCGATTTCCTCAGTTGCAGGATAAACAATCCGTTTATCGTAAGCAGTTCGACGATTTCGTATCGCAGGCTCAGTCCGACCCCGACTACGCCGCAGTCTTTGAATCACCACGATGGCCAGAACTCATAGCCAGCGAATTTGCTTCGATTAATCCGATGCAGCAGGCGCAACAAGCTCAGCCCGAGCCCGCTCCAGCTCCTCAGATTCCTCAGCAAACCGCTCCGCAAATGGGTACACAAGCCAGAGTATTGACGACTGGGACTACGGCACAACCTGTAAACGCTCCAGCTACTTCCGAAGGTTTACTCCAACAGCTTCCCAATATGAATACTAAAGATATTTATTCGCTATTAGGATCCGCTGGAGGAGCACAGCCAAGAAGGTAGTTAGGAGTACTAAACCTAATCTTAAATAAATAAATAAAATGGCTGAAAAACAAATCCCAGCATCTCCAAACCCATTCAGTAGCCCAGCTGCTAATGTTGATTTGGTAACTAACACTACTTCCTATCAAGATCTTCTTGATGGTCCTAATTCCGACTTGCGCTCACGCCTCTGGTCCGAGCTTGTAACTCGCGACGCTAGAGAGAAAAACGTATTCGCAAAGTTCATCGGCGGCGAAGGAAGCGGTAAACCAATCACTGAAAAACGCGATCTTAGCGCAGGCGGATCTGACAAGATTACTTTCACAACTGTTGCTCCTATCCGTGGACAAGGTGTACGTGGTGAAGAAATCTTAAAGAATGCTACTGACACACTTGATTTCGGAACATTCTCCGTTGAAATCGATCTCGTTCGTCACGCTGTTTCCTGGACCCAAGTCCTGAAACTTATGAGATTCACCGGTAAGACCATTGACCAGCTTTCAGCTGAAGTCATGTCCGAGTGGATGTCCCGTACCGAGCAAGACCAAATTCAATATGCATTGCGTCAAATCTGCACCGCTAAAGGATCTTCAAATGTTCTTTCCGGATACGGAACAGGAGCAGGCAGCGAGCTTAAATATGTTGACGGATTAAGCACCGACATCATCCAAGAAGCTAAGCAAGCACTTATCGCCAATGGCGCTGAGCCAATGAACACTGGTGGAGACGAAAACCAAGAAATTCCTGGTTACTTGTTCTTCGCACCAGACGCATGCTTACGCCCATTGCGTTCTGATCCCGATTACTTGGAAGCAATTACTCAAGCCGACAGCCGTGGGCCAGAGAACAAATTGTTTTCCGGAAGCTATGCTAAATGGGACAACAACATAATTGCTAACCATAATGTTCTTATCGACACCGCTCGTGGACGCCAAGGTTCTCCATTACTTCCTACCTTCTACAACTTCGCTGCAATCGCTGACGCGACCGGTGGAATTGGTGGAACTGACGGAGACTACATGGCTAACTTCCGTGGTGTATCCATTAACATCCCTGGTGGTGGAGGAGAAACCTTCGCAGTAGATTCCGGAACTCATTATGTTCTAGGTATCGACGCACAAAGCGGTGAGTACAAATTGTACAGCTATGAAGCATCTGCAGCTACTGTTAGCAGCACCGGTACTTTGACCGACGCAGGATTCGGAACCAAGACTGGCGACGCATTCGCAGAAGGTTCCTTGTTCGTACAAGCTAATTCGATCGGAACTCCTATCGGATACGCACTTGCGATGGGTAAAGACGCTATGTACTTCGCTAAAGGCAAGATCTACGGTGAGCAAATCTTCCATTACGACGACTTCGCTAACTCCGGCAACGAAGCTCATTTGAGCGCTGTTGGTGTTCAGTCCGTCTATGGTATGGCTGCTCGCAAGGACACACGTGGTCGCGTTCCTTCCGTACAACTCATCGAGGTTGTTCGTCAGGTTCCTGGCTTGTCCCTCGCGCAATAGTCAGATCTATGCCGGCTAGGATTTTTACAATCCAACCCTAAAACTTGGCCCCCCGTCCTGAATATTGGGCGGGGGGCTTTTTATATAACAAATAAAGTCATGAAAATTATAATTATTGGTAAGAGAGATCAAATGGGTACAACGCCCTCAATTCGTGTAAAAGGAATGAGCCAAGTCCGATACAATTTTATCTGGGACAAGGAAATTAGACACTATGCCTATGAGCCAAAGAATCAAAAAGAGGTAGACGATATCTTTAGGACTCAGGGAAGACTTTATAAAACTATGTTCTTTTCCGTTTGGCTCGCTCCCGAGATTCCAGAATCTCAGATCGTGAAAGAGGGAATGATTAAACAATCAATGGATGAGGCTGAGGCCAAAGCCCAAAAGCCAAAGGCCAAAGGTCGTAAGGCGGCAAAGCAACCGGTAGAGAAAGAAATACAGCCTGCGTAATATGTTACAATGGCCGCCATTACATATTTAGATCTAAAAGATCAGCTTGCGTCCATGCTGGGTGCGAGCGAAGTTTCTGATCTCCCACCTATTGACCAGAAGCGTGTCGGGATGTGCGTAAATCAAGCATATCGCGAATGCTACCTTCCTATTGATGGAAAGCGTCCTATGTGGGCTCAAAAACGATTCGAAGTATCATTTCCAGAAGGTGTTCCAGGGGTAGAACTATCATCAAATATTGTATCTGTTGATAAGATTCCTGAGCTTCTTGGCGAGGGACCGCTCTCTCCAATGAAAGGACCGGAGGATGAGATTCGAGCTAGATCAATATTTAGTTGGGACTTTCGAGCACCGAGCGGGAGAGGTTTAAACTTTCCACAATTTAAAGATAATGAACCTGAGGTCGGTCGTCCAATCTGGTACTATTTAGATAGCCGGAATCAGGGGGATGATGGAAAAGTTATCCCTCGCTTATACCTTTATCCAGTTCCTGATAAAGCATATGAGGTTGAATTCTTTGCTAATGTATTACCTTCCGACCTAGAGCTTGATACCGATGAACCGCGCATGCCGTCTGATACTGTATGGGATATATTATTTCCTATCGCACAGGCTAAGATGCTCGCGGATCCAAGGTACAACGGAGACAATCGTGAAGTCTTAATGCGAATAGGGGAGGAGGCTAGGAAAAGACTTAGGACTTTGGTCTCACCTCAAAAGCATAAAGGTTCACTCCGTTTAACCAAGAGACCTGGTTGGTAAGTATATGAGCAGAGACCTGACAATCAGGCTGCTCGGCCGTCCGCAGGTATCTTCTGATAAGCGTACCGGGTTTAGCAAAGTATCTCGTCGCTATGTCGTACAAGGCCCGCGAGCTACACTCGCAGGAATAAACGACGCAACAAATCCATTATTTCTTGAGGCGGGTACAGCCGACGAAGAATTTCTTGATTACTATTTAATCGAACAGACTCTCGCTCCTGCGAACGGGACATTAGATAAAGCATATCTTGTCCGCGAATTCTTACAGATTAATAATAGCGCGATTCAAGAGGCGTATACACAGACCAATGATTTGATCCGTGTGCGCAAACGATTTGCTGTTCTTCGTAATAATCATGCAACTCTCGGGTATGGAACCTTGTGGGCTAAGCATCCTAGCCAAGCTACTACCTATGCGGAAGATCCATGGGAATATGCTCCCGCATGGATAAGATCGGCTACGCCAGGGTCAAAGAATTACAATGTTGATAATGCGAATTCTGATCACGGATTCGCTGAGACTCCGCAGGTCGGGTCGGGTACCCTTGGAGCATTTGCCGGGAGCCATGCAAGCTCTGGAGACTGGATGGAAGGATATTCTGTAATGACTCAGGCAGGATCCGGCCTAGATGTATGGACTGTCGAATGGGTTACCCACGCCGCACCATATTGGCAGCTTGGGACCGGGAGCGGGGGTAGATCGAGATCGAGGACTGTCAACGTAGTTGATTTTGATGCGCAAGGTCTGCACTTAGTCGAATCTATCGCGTCATCGGGATCTGTAAGCTACACGACTCGGGCAATGACCTATAACTTTTTTGTGCGAGCCAATTCAATCCCATCGGATCTCGCGGAGATTAGTGGAGGCTCGGCGTCGGTGAAATTTTCTCCTTCTGTAGGCTACGACTTTACAGTTACCGATAAAGCCGACATTAGCACCCATTTTAGGAGCCTTAGCAAAAATAGTGTGTGGAACAATAAAAGCTCTTTAACTTTAGATGGTAAGAGCGTCGGTACTCTTTCAGGAAACTCTCTTATTTTAGATTTCGATGCAACTCCAACAAAGGAGTTCTCAAGTATTAAGGCTTTTAACGATTCAGATCTTGTAAATTTTAAGGGTACCTTAGTTAAATCTATAAAAGGAAATATCTCTTGGACTTCTACTAAAAGCTCTTACAGTTTTTCCTCCAGCTCAGGTACTTTCGGCCAAACAAAAACAGCAATCGCTCCACTATTTTCAAAAGGATCTGAGAAGATCTGGAAGGTAGCCATTACATATGTTGGAGGATGATCAAAAGTTTGAAGAGCTAGAGTCTAAGCTCGCGGCCTTAAGCTCGCAGGTTGAAAGCCTGGAGCTTGAAAATGAGGACATGTTCTTCGAGGACGATGTCCGTAGGGTAATAGACGATTTTAAAAGCCGTGAGCTCGCAGGTCTTGAGTCGGAGGGCGAAGATTTTGATGATGATGAATCTACAGATTCCTCAGATTTTATATCTGTTCAAACGACCAGTGGGCCGAGCTTTAAGACTCATTGGATAGCTCCAGAGTCCTGCGAGGATATGACCCGCGACCTTGCGCGTGATGCCTTTGTCCAGGGAGCTGCAGACAGGTACGGTACCAGCCAGCAAGTAAACAATGGAGATGTTCTTATTTTATTATGCCGGGAACCTGTAGCCGAGGAGCCGGAAGAGGGTAGCGAGCCGGAGGAGCCTGAGCCCCCTAAGAAAATATGTAGATATATAGGACTAGCCTATAATACACTGGTTCATCCTGGATCTACCGAGCCACCTAGCGAGGACGAGGAACTTATCTCTGCACCTGTTGGAAACTATGAAATATTTGTGTGGAGCTCATGCGAATGCTCTGGTGAGCCTGCAGAAACCGTTGTTCTCCCCTCTATATTTGAGGCGTCTAGCGGGTCTTCGACCAACGGAAATTACGCGAGCATTGGAGATGTGGCATCTCCAGATATGTCAAACGCTGACGGTTTATTGACTGAGGCTTCTATTCGAAAGAGCGCTAATACAAGCAGCTCTAATTTAGCTAAGGGGCTGTCTGACACCCTAAGTAAAAACAACGCAGGCTATAAAACTCAGCTTGTACAACTATCCCAAGAGCTTAGCCGATATCACTTAGACCAAAAAAAGAATCCGTTGAATTTTGAAGCTGATAAGAAAAATCTAAATACGCACGGATTTGAGTCAGACCTTTTCGTATCTAAAAACTTAACCTTGTCGAACAGTGAGTGCGGTAACCTTGAAACCGTAAGTATATCAGGCGAAACCTTTGACCTCTCTTTGCTTAAAGAAGGCACCCCTAGCTTAGGCTCTAATTTCGTAACTACCGCAAAAATTAGTCTAGGATCTGCTGTAAGCATTGGTGGAACTTTTAATTTAGATGTCTATGACACAAATGCAGATGAGTTAGCCGAAACGCTAGATGTAGAAGACGGAAGCACAGTATTTCTCCCTGTTATTACTGAGGCCGCCGCGGATGGAATTGCTGATTCTGATACTTTAGATACATCTGCGCTATCGCAAATGAGCGCTGCCGTTACTGGAGATGGTGAAAAATTTACCGTTTCTATAGGTACACAAATCACAACACTGACGGCTAACTACTCCTCTGGGCTACTAACGCATAAAGTCAGCCCGGTTACTGCTGCTGGGCCCAGTGTAACATTCGATATACCCAGCGGTTCCGGTTCCGGTCCTGAGCTTCCCGATGGAACGAGTGAAGACTACACGCCTGACCTATTTAAAGCATCTGTAAATAGCGGGACACCGTCCGCGTTTTACGAAAAAAGCGTAAGCATTTTTTCAAGCAGCGACGCTCTGATTAATTTTACGGACGGCATAGCTGTATCACTCTCTAACCCGTCGTACACTCGTATAAGCGGGCTATCTTTAGATGCATCTAATAACAACGGAACTGCAGAGGCTACAAAGCTAACCGACATATCTGTTCGTGGAACATACGATGTAATCTACGAATCTGAGAAAACAGGGGATGCTAGATACTACATAGATTACACCTATCAAGATGTTACTCTTACTATTAAGAACGGATTGGTTACGGAGACAGCAGTCGGAGATTCGAAAACTGAAGCAAAAGGCCCTATAAATGTACCGGGAGCAGATTTAAAGTATGGGTGCCATCCAGAATATGGTTGTCAACCAGACCCTGCGGGTGAGTTTTTTGATTCTTCATGTGGTTCAGGCTGCGAGACTGAAGAGTTAATTCTTTCCTACAGACCTTCAAATATTTGGGTGTATACAGAGTCGGCATATGAAAACGGAGACTTTTGCTTTAATCTTGAATCGTCTCATGAATCAATTCCGGCTGGTGCGGATCTACAAAACCAATTTTATACGAATGATGGCCATTTAAAGGCTGAAAAAGTTGGTGGAAAAAAAGTTGATAATTTTTATGTAAACAATGTTCTAATTCCGGAAAATAATATTTATTATGCTGAGAAAGATCCGTACGATGTCTGTAATGCTGTACGGTTTGAACATTCATTCAGAAGGTACCGCGAAACTACATTAGAAGATGGTTCGAGATGTTGGACTTTTGTTTCCGAACATGTATACATCCCTGGGCAAGGAGACGATAGAACTGTAATATGCACTAATAATGGGCGTGTAGTTTCTAAATTAGATGCCGTAGGTATAAATGTTCCTGAGTATCAAGTTAACAATTTACCTATCGGTCAGGAATTTTATGTCGATAGCAGATCAGGAGATTACAACGGGGTTTCTATTCAATCTACGGCACCTGGGAATACGGAAAACCCCCCGCTTGGCGAATGTTCATTAACGGCTCAAATAGACTACCAAGCAAACGGAGATTCTACCCCTTTTGCCGACACCATAAACTACGCAAAAACACAAAGCACCACATTGGTTAATGTGTATTTTTTAAAGCACGACCTGAATAATGGTCACGGTGATTTTGCGTTTATAGATTCAAGTGGCGATATTCTCTACGGTCTAGAACCGGCTGTATTCGCAGGAGAGGGCGAGCCGTTCTTATTTACTCTTGAAATACCTCAAGGATCTACCGGGCTAACTGTTCATATTAATCAGAAATATGATCCGGGCACAAGCACATGGGAACTTCGATTAACTTCGCAATAATATGCCAAACTACGATTACGAAACTGTTGTACCTCAGGGCGGAAACTATAAGGAACAAGCCCCAAGAAAAGAAGGTTTTACCACATATGTAAACGGTACCGTGGATGTTACAACTCCTGGCGAGTATGTAATTACATATACACACTTAAAACCTGAGCCATTTGAATCTATAACTGAGTCTAGGCTAGTTACAGTATCTGATGCGGGTTCTTTAGATGATTCGCCAGAACCTATAGTCTATCTGTATGGAGATAGTGTAGAAACTATTATTCAGGGCCAAGAATTTGTAGATCCAGGTGCGTATGCCCTTAGTCGTCCAAACGAGCTAAGTAGCGAGGGGTCAAATTTAGCTGTTAAAACTGTGTCCTCTGTAGAGGAAAATAGTTGGTCGTCCCAACCAACAGGAAATTATTCTATCCTCTACTACGCGGTATCCAATAGTAAGCGTATAGGGTTTGCTACTAGAACGGTTATTATAGAAGCAGGCCCGACCTTGCTTGAATTGTACGGCTGCCCAAGACTATATGTGGAGTATCCAGAAGACGGTACAGTACCTATATATGCAGGGGTGGATTATGCAGAAAGCGGTTCACATATTACCAAAGACGCAGGCTATAATATTGAGGGGACTGATTACGATTTAAAAATATTTGTACAGAGAGAAAGTGGTGGGGAGTCCATTAGTGTATCATCTGACAATGTATTTTTTAACGGTGATGCATATGTCAGTGAAACTTACCAAATCTACTACTCGGTTACAACTTCTGCAGGTGTTCAGAAACTAGCTATCAGAGAGGTTACAATGATTAAGCCTGGAGAAACTGATCAATCTATTCTCTCTGGTTTAGAGCTTCAAAAAAACTCGCTTAATGGATGTTCTAATACTCAACCAATAAGCACAGAAGATAACGAGTACGACGACCTACTTGATGAACTTGGGGATGCTATAAATGACGATCCCGATTTAACGGTGGAAGATCTACCCGAGCCAGTAACCAATACTAATCTTGTAGTTTTGTGTGCGGGTAAAACCGCGTTTAGCGGAGGTATTTTTCCAAGCACTTGGAACTCAAATCCTGGAAAGATCCCAGAAACTATAATAGAAACTTTATATAAACCCGCGAATCCTAAGGGATGGGATCTTATGTGGAAGACAAAAACCGGGATCGTATTGCCAGGAGATAGTCAGCAGACCGAATGGTTTGGAGAAAGAAATTATATATCTTGGAGACTTCATAAAGTTCATAGCGAAACAAAAGTTACATACTCCTATGGATTAACAGCCGGAGTAGTAAATTTCAGAGATCCATCAACCGATATTATATTTTCTACATTTGAACCATACTACGACGCTCAGGGAAATCGAATTGGTGATATATTCTACGGATTTTATGGCGCTCATATATTTACCGAAGAATATGGATGGACGACCAACCTAACTAAGAACAGTAGCACATTAAGGGAAAGTTTTGATGGTAGACATTATTGGGGTAAGTCAGCTAGTTCTGTTACCCGTGTAACACAGGAGCTCAAGGACCATCATATGGATGTAATCTCAGGAGATAATGTATATACTGATGATGGGCAACCGTTGCGCGTTCTTAAGGATCCAAACAGTACGACGACAGACAGGGGGATCATATTTAACTCGCACCCTTTGTGGTATGCTTTTCAAAAAAATATTATTCGGAGAGACACAGGAACGGTTGCGGGTGAAGATGTTATTAATCTAAGATGGTTCGGCCTGTCAGGTGGAAGAGATGTCAGTGCTTATTGCATTGCACCTGATCCTAGTTCAGAGCCGCCCTCCCTCCCTCTATTTTGTAATACTACTCGCGACCCTTATTTGGGATTCGACGGTACTAACAATGCGGGCTCGAGCGAGTATATACCTAATGGCGTAATTCCGGGGTGCCTTGTTGAACTTACATGGACGGATAATCCTGATTACAACACTTCGCACCCCAACAGTGTATCTAATTACTCAAACATCAGTCCTGACTTTGATAAATTTTCAGCTGAATGGGATGATCATGTCTACTGGTTTTTAAAAGAAATTTACGAGGATAGGGTGCTTTATATAAACAATAACGGAGAACAAAGGTTTGTAACGATTGATCCGAACGATTCTACAATGAATAAATTCGCAGGATTAAAAGGTACATACACTTGGAATCATTGGAGTGTGGGGCACCTCGGGGGATCCACCTGGGGGCTTAAATATGTCAGTAATTTTAAATCGGGTAATCGAATCATAGAAAATTCCCCCCACAGTAGCTTGGATAATCTACCTGCGGGTCAAAACTACTATAAAAGTCTCGCGGTCTGGGATCGATCTAGTTCAGGAAATACTTGGGCAAATCCACAAGTTAATCCAAATCAAGAAGTCCCTGTATATCCTCTAATAAGCGGTAATCTAGATTACTCGGCATTCGGAATATTTAACTCATGCACCCCAAAGCCGCCCTCCCTCCCTCTATTTTGTAATACTACAATTGATCCATATGAAGGATTTGACGGAACTAATTCGTTTACATATACACCTGGAGGCACCGTTCCTGCATGCCTTGTTGAACTTACATGGACGGATAATCCTTATAAGGGATTGTCCCCATATAGTCATTTTATGAAATATTCCAATATTTCCATGGAGACTCATTATCTTAAGCTGCATAATGATATAGAACATGTCTGGCTTTTAGAAGAAATTTACGAGGATAGGGTGCTTTATATAAGCAAAAATGGAGAACAAAGGTATCTAACGATTGATCCGGAAGACCCTACAATGAATAAGTTCGTAGCTGGTAGAGGTACATACACTTGGAATCGTTGGAGTATGGCTATATACGGGGATTCTCTTTATGGTCATAAATATATGACTAATTTTGAAACCGATACTCGAATTCTAGAAGATAACATCGATAACAGCTTGCGTAATCTGACTTATTCAGGCGCGCATCAGGGTCAACAGTACTATAAAAGTCTCTTGGCCTGGGATAGGACCGGGCTTGGTTGGGCGGATCCGCAAAATAATCCCTCTAAAACGTTAGGGACATACCCGATGGGTGCTTTGTTATATAATACTCCACATACATACTCGGTAGAGGAGACAATTAATCAATGCTCATAATGCCAAGCGATTGCTACACAATGAGAAAGCGGAGAGTATAAGGCGGTGAGGTTTTTCCGGATACCATCCTTCACCGGGATCGAAGCGCATCGCGATGACGCCGATCGCGGCTCCCTTCGTTTAGTCGAAGGTTGCTTACCGCATGGGCCGGGCGGTTTGCGTAGCGGTCCTGTGTGGAAAAAAGTCGGAGATGTTCAATATGTCGCAGATGGCGACCAAAATAAAATATCATCCGCTGATGATGGATTGGGGAATTCCGTAGTCTTTGTATCCCGACAGAATGAAGTACACGATATAGCGCTATTAACGACCGAGCATACAGAGTTAGAATATTTCACTGAACAGGAAGAATTTATCTTTGAAGATCCATCGCTTTATACCGAAGGTCCTGCAAATATTACTCCAATAGGTAATAAACTTTATGCCGTCGGAGATGGGAGTAATGAATCGATATTTGTAGGTAAAGGCCCAGACGATACTTTTGAAGTTTTTCCAGACGAAAGTTTATACAGTCAAGAATGGTCGAGGTTTCCAAAATGCCAGTTCTTTGTACAAGGCCCTAAAAAAACAATCTTTGCAGCAGGTAATCCAGATAAACCATTAACCGTATACATATCAGAACCTGCTGGGTTAACCTCTCCATATAGAGATACTCCTTACAGTACTGAGGATACAACTTATAACAGAGGCGTTCTTTCGACTGTCGACATTTTAGGTTCGAATGCGAGCAAGATAACAGCACTTTCAACCCGTGGAGATCAGGTAGTAGTACATACGGACAAAGGATGTCATCTTCTCTATGCACCAGCTCCAGACCAAGCAAATACTGGATATCGTGTTGAACAAGCACCAGCTACAAATTTCTCAGCAGCCGTAAATTCAAAAGTTGTTTCCCGTGCATCTGGATCTTTGACTTATTGGGTAGGGCACGATGGCCAAGTATACAAGGATGAGGCCGCAAGTCGTGGGTCGGAGGATTTAAGAAGTAGAGCAGATGAGGATCAGGCTAATTGGAAAAGTAAGGGTGTGTGGGAGCACGAACACCCTACAGATCTTACTAAGTCTTTTGCTGTATACGCTCCGCAGACCGGTATGTATTGGTTCTTTGTAGAGTCAGAGGAAAAAAAAACTTTTGACCTAATACCGAGAACCCCATTGCGGGCACCTAGGAATTTAATAGCTCGTATACTAGCCCCGTTTTTCGGACCTACTAATCTAGAGGCGTTAATAATTCCGCCAGAGTTTGGACCTACAAATTTAGAGGCTGAAGTTTTAGCTCCAAAGGTTGGACCAGTCGAACTCACTGCCTCAATCATACCTCCAGAAGTCGGACCTATAAATTTATATGCTGAAATTCTCCCGCCAGAGGTTGGACCTACAAACTTGCTGGCTGAATTATTGGAGCCGGTAGAAGGACCTACAAATTTACAGGCAGAAATTCTCCCTCCAGAAGTCGGACCTACAAACTTACATGCAGAAATTCTCCCTCCAGAAGTCGGACCTACAAATTTAGATGCTGAAGTTTTACCTCCGGAAGTCGGACCTACAAATCTAGATGCTGAAGTTTTACCTCCAGAAGTTGGACCTACAAATTTACAGGTAGAAATTCTCCCTCCGGAAGCAGGACCTACAAATTTAGACGCCGAAGTTTTACCTCCGGAAGCAGGGCCTACAAACTTAGCGGCAGAAGTTTTAGCTCCAGAAGTCGGACCTACAAATTTAGCGGTAGAAATACTAGCTCCGAATGAAGGGCCTACAGGGCTGTCGGCAATCGAAAAAATTGGCCCGTTCAACGCCCGTGTTGAGAATGTTATGACTAATAATTTCTCATCTAAGTCAGGTTATGCATCTTATGAAAATGTTACTCTTAGTAGTACGGGATCGTTTTTAACAGCGTACTCTCTTAACTCAAGTGCGGGGGACATTATTACTTTAAATGTAACTGCAGAAACAAATCATGTTGGTGCAACAGGATATTTTGAGAAATTTTATGTGCCGCAAGAAGTAACATTTAACCCAGGTAACGATCCTTACTGGGATAGCACAAACCGTTGGTACTACGGAACGCATATAGAAGGGCTGCACTTTAATCAGAATGCTCAAGTAGACATTATGTGGTCTGACAACCCCGTACCTCCTTACTTAGGACCTACAAATTTAGACGCATCTATAATTGAAGAGGAGGATGACTTTACCCCTGACGCCAACAGTAAATATATAGTCGTAGAAATATCTGAGGAAAATACTAATTCTAACGAGTTTAAAGGTTGGCAAGGTGATGATCTCGGGTACAGCGATCCTGGAGGTTTAATCACCGTTGAAGAAATTAGAAACTATGGGACTACAGGTCAAAAAAGTGGTGTGTCGCACAATGTTGGAGCCCAGGAAATTCAAATTGGTGGGAGGAACGGGCATCTTAATTCTGTATATTATCCAGGTATTCTCGTAAGGAATGATAACGGACATTTTATGAATGGATCCGCTTACACCGTGTCCGCGGTGGCTAACGAAGGTTGGGGGTTTACTAGCTGGGATGTTAAGCATCTAAACACTACTTCAGAAGCCGAGAGACTTGGTACGCCTGCAGGAGAGGTTCAACTTGTTGGAGGCGCATTAGATAACCCTACGGATCTAACTCTTTTAGTAACTGACCATTCAGCATACATAACCGTAAAAGCGGGCTTTGTTGACGTTCGCCCCGGCGCTGACAACCCGGGTTCCGTGCACAAGTACATATTAGAAAATTGTGAGTGTGTAAGCGATGGAGGGTCAGCCTTGGGAGACTTCGATACACTCCAGGAGTGCGAAGACTGGAAAGAAGAGGCTACTTTTAACTGCGTAGACGGTGAGTGTGTAGAAGATGGTATGCAAATGGGCACATATTCAAGCTGCGCAGAGTGCCAAGCAGATTGCGGGTCGGGCGGATCTGATCCATGCGATGACATAACTTTCGATTATGATATAGATTGTATATACATCGGACCAGACATGGGCGTTAAAACTCAATGCGACTGCGAATAATGAACAAAGAAAACGAAAAACCTAAACCCGAGCCCGAGAAATCAAAAGGTCTTGGAGACTCGATTAAAAAAGTAACCGACAAGCTAGGTATACGACAATGCGGAGGTTGCAAGCGAAGACAGGCGACCCTTAACAAATACTTTCCATACAAATGAGCGATTCAATTGAAGCTGCGGCCAAACCGTCAAAATATAAAGCCTACTGTTTTACCGAACGGACTAGTTCACTTGCAGGACCTTTTCCGCTCGATGTCACCGCTCTCGCTATAAAGGACAACTCCTCTGAAATCTACAGCATTTCAGAAGACCACGAGGTTTTAAAAACTGACCTGCTTGATTTAAACGATCCAGTCTTTCCAGAGGTGTCAGACCCTATCGATACAAACCTTAACTTTGATCCTTATACACAAACTGGAATCGTAGCCACTAAAGACGGTTCGTTTTTGTACCGAGGTAAACATTTATCTAACCCTTTCGAAGAAGCTAGTACGGGGGTAGGGACTATATCTAACCCTTTATGGTTTAAAGACTGCTACCTTTCGATAGCGGAAACAAACTGGATGCACTTCGGATCTGAATCTGCGGAGAAAGAAGTTTATAGAATAGACCTTTCATTCCACACAAACTCAATCGGGCATGCTTGGCTATACATTCAAAACGATTCAGGCAAAGTTTCTGGGCAGTACAAAGGACCGATCAAAGAGATCGTAAAAGTATTTACCAATCTGCGAGGTAGAAGGTTTAAAATAAAAATGTTTGTAGCTACCCATAGCGGTTATCCATGGGCTATGCGTGAAATGGCAGTGGGGTACAACCTCGGCAAATCTTTCTAGCGATGCACAATGTCCAACGCGAAGTCTATTGGATTGTCGTGATGGTCATGTTTTTTCTAGAGCGCGAAGCAATCCTAGACATCATGTTTATGCTAATCAAATTAACGATTATTTGGTCAGGCAGCCCATAAGTTTTTTATCTTATCGTTGGCCATTACATCCGCGTAGCTGTCGTTAGTGGTACTCGCATCAGCATGCCTCAAGAATTTTTGGGACATGTAAATACCTTCAGTTGTAGCTATATAAGAACCAAACAGTTTTCTAAGTTCATGCAGCGGGCTCAATCTTTCCCAGCCAATAGCTCGAAGCTTTTTAATTAAATCGTCAAAGAGCACCCGTCCATAATCCGCTCGGGTTGTAATTAATAGATCGTCGCCCGGTGCCTTATTAAGAATTGATTTGGCTATTACCTTGCTCCCCAGAGTAAAACCTTCGTGCCCACCTTTCGGTCTGAAGTCTCTGTCAGACGCCACAGTTATACGAGCGCGATCGCCATCTAAATCAAACCAATCTCTACGACAATGAAACGCCTCGTTTCTACGCAATCCAAAATGTAGACTGAGCCCGAGCATGGTATAAACATCGCCAACCGACTCTTCAAATAACTGAAAAGTTTTACTTATCAGACTTTCTGGTGGTAACCGGTACTGCTTTTTAAGCTTCGTGTAAAACTCTTCAGATCTAATAGATTCGACAAACTCCATATCGAAATCCTTGAATATTTTAGGCCGGGCAAACACAGCCTTAACCTGACGCATGAGACTGTTGACCGTCCGCTTACGACTCGCGATCTTTGACTCATCCCTAATGCCCGAAAGCGCTTGGTTTTTATATTCTCGGATAAAATCCTCGTCGATTAGGGACAGATCAAAACTGCCGTCCGGAACTTTTCCGATGACTTGTTTAATCAACCGAGTAATAGCCTGTCTATATCCAGTCAGGGTCGTATCGGTAATTCCTGCGGATACTTGATTCATGGCTAAGGCCTCAAGACATTGGCCTAAGGTCGGAGGTTTAGGCTTGGTCAACGCGAATGCTTTTTTATTAAACATCGCTTGCACATCTCGAAACGGGTGAAGTATTAAATGTGCTCGTATCTGATCGGCCAAAGCAAGTGCTTGGGACTTATCAATCCCGAGCGGGAAATATCTTACTTTTCCATTCGCTTTGGTCTTGAAATTCCAGCCTCCATTTTTGCTGCGTTTATAGATTCGCGTACCAGTTCTCGATTTTGCTCGAAGTGCTGTAGCGACTTTGTGACTACTTGGTGTGTGGTTCATAGCACTACATTTTGTGTCTTCTCTGCATTTTGTCTAGGGTTTTCGCATAAACCCCCTACAACTAGTGCTTTATATCAAATTTTGAATCCAGCGCGTCTACCAATTCCGCCATCCGGGCAAGTTGTTGATATTCAGCAAGTTGACAGTGGTGTGATGCAATGTTATACTCGTTGAAATGGTCATAATGTAGCGACTTTGTGACCACTGCAACAAAAATGGAGGGACTATGAAGGATTGGTTAGAAGCTCAAAAGGCTAGTGAAAACGACATGTTAAACGCTGTATCTTTGCAGGCAAAAGAGATTGCTGAGGAGTTAATTCCACAGGTTCGATTGTGTGCATTAGAAAATGAAATGACTGCCGATATTATTTTTCGGGTGCATTTCGAATTTGATAAAGCAAGCACTGATATCTGGTCGGAAGGAGTTGTTGAATTCCCCGCCAAACAATCGGTATCTACAGCTTTTAGAATCGATGCCGAAAAAGAAGAAGCAGAGAAGTCCTGAGCCCAGTAAGGTCCTAGACAAACTAGGGCTTTCAGCAGATGAAGTTCGGGCGGCGTTTTCTTTAGAGACCCCAGAGTCTCAAAAGCCTAGGAAAAAAGGATATCTATTCCTGGCTGATCAAAAGAAAATGAAAAAGCGAATGCGGTTCTATTCAAATATGATCTTCGCTCGATTCGAGGCCGGTCTCAGTCCAACTATCATAGCAGGCATTCTCGGTGTCTCCGAGGAAACCGTGCGTGTCCGCTTGCGTCGTAACGGCTATTTCTCCGTGCCCCGTTAATAAATCCCACCGATCTCTAAAGCGTTCGTACTGACCAACAGAGTTTTCGGCAGTAGGGTAGAGCCACATGCTAACCGACTTAAGCTCGGGGCATGGAACGATGTACCATATGTCAGGATCGACATGAGCTACAACAATATCGATACGATCGCAATCGATCGCTTTCTTGCTGCTGTTCCCGGTGCCCGCGGTGATTTTATACCGAGCAGTCTTCCACTGCTTAACGGGTGTCTTAGTCCCTTTGATCTGAATCCGAAGAACCTCGTTCGCCGGGTTCATGACTAGCATGTCCTGAGGCAAACCTTCCTCGATCGGGCTAAACGGGTGAAGCCCGTGCTCAAGACATTTGAGCACGAACCTCTGCTCGAACAAAGTGCCGAGCGCTTTCATTTCGCTCTTAGCCATTGCCGAAGATCTTCCAACCGTATTGAACCTGATCACTCCGTCCAACCCAATCAAAGCCTTTTGATGTCATGTGACTAAGCCCCCACCCAAGTTTCTTCGGGTTGAGCTCCTTTAAGAGTACTCGATTATTTTCATTAGCCGACAGGACAACCATGAGCTCGGAACAAGTTCCTTCCCATGCATCATCGCCTAAAGTAGCTCTAAACATGGCTAGGATCTCGATGATATGACTGTAGCGACTGTCAGCCTTCGCAATAGCTTCAAGGCCCGGATTGATGTATGCTTGGACTCCGAAACGCACATCAAAGCGCTCTTCCGGAATCTCGTAGTCCAGAAGCCAACGGGCAAAGGCCGGAAGCTCTTTAGAGATAACATCCTTTAATTCCGGGAAAGAAAGTCATAACCAGTCACGGACATTTGAAGACCATGAGCTTGTCCTTGATGCTCATGTCCAAATCAGGAAGAAGGCGCATCGATACCGGGTCATCATTCAATGTGCAGCTAATCCGCCCACGCCAGAATACACGACCCTGACTTCTTAAACTTACCATTGATAAGGAAATGTGTCATTCGGCGATAGTGCTCCTTTAGCTTTGCTGTAAATGCTGTGTGCATAGCATTACTCGCGCTCGGAGCCTCGTCGTCTACGAGCCAAGCACCATACTCAAACAAATGCTCTGTCCATTCTGATTTACCGGTTAAATAATCTGATGCCTTGATACCGCCACCAAATAACTTTCCAAGAACCTGCGTATTGAAAAAAGGTCTTTCCGCAGTTAGGTGGACCTACAAGGAAAGTGTGCATGGCCCACGCTTAGGCTTTCCAGCATGAGCATTTGAATACGAGTAGGCTAACCAATCCAGCTCATGATTAATCTGCTCATCTCCGAGCATGTAATTCATCCATTTCCAGATCTCGGGAAAATCCTTTTCGGGAGTAACCTCGAAATCGGTTGGAGTAATAGGTTGTACCCGTGCCGTGTTGAAATACCTACGGTTTTCATGGGTTACTATCGGGCTCTTAATAAAACAAAAAGGAAGTCCAGCCTCTACTCGTTTACCAGTGATGATTGAGTGCAGTGCTCGCTTGCTTTCGGATACATTCTCATTGCGCCCGGGGCGTGAGCTAAGATCGTTTCGGCATTGAAGGTCTAGAAGGCATTCTTCCTTATTATTTACAAAGAATCCACCAGACCCGTCTTGAACATAATAGTTTTTCCCATCGAACCAATAGCCATCAATCGCTTTACCAATCCGTCCAACTTCAAACTGACGAACAAATGCAGGGCTCAGAACCTCGCTCCAGGTATAGAAACCTTTCGCCATGTTGAATACTTGCATGCCTGTATCCCGTACGATCGCAGAATTAGTAGTCTTATGCTGTCCGCCTGGATCCCAAAAGGTTGGGCCACGGGAACCTTCCACAAATTCTCCAGGCCATTGATGGTCAGGCCAAGCCCGTTGAACCTCTTCGAATACGGTGTTCAATGGAATCTCAGGACCTTGTCCGCGAAAGTCTGCAGACTTAGATGTTTCATACTGCCAGAAATGTAGCATGTCTGCACTGATCCGTGACTTAGGACTGACAGGTCGCCAATCTCCACCATGCAGAAGATAATGCTGCTTTTCAAAGTTTCCTAGATCAAAGCCCCGAGCAATCGCGTCTCTGCCCTCAAGCTTCAGTTCTTTGGCCAAACGCTTCAGGAATCGTGTGTTGCTCTGAGCACCGTGCATGAATAAGGGGGACTCGAAAAACCAAACCGCATGGATGCCTCCGGAATAGCTTCGGCTGATATAATTGACTGGGTATTCATGATCGATCAATCGGCGGACAATCTCTTCAAACTGTTCATCCGTAAATCTAGCATCCCAATCGGCTGACACCCCGTGCAAAAATCTGACCGGGTTATTGCTCGATACTCGCTGGTTAGGGTCAATGCCTTCACAGGTACTATAAGCTAGATACCTTGTGCTCGGCCTGGCCGCCCATTGTTTATATTCGTTGCTATCCCTAAATTCTGGGAGTTCAAAATCAACCTCCCATGGTTTGCGCTTTGATACTTGGCTAGCGCTTAGGTTAGGTATTGTAAATAAGTCCATATGTTTCCACCTCTTCGATTTTGCTGTCCACTTCCAATTCAAGATCGGTCTCGTAGCAGCTTAAGTTATTAATTGTTCCGTGTATAAAATTCTCAGACACTCCCGCCTCGGATATGTGAGTATCATTGTTCTCGTCTAGTTTAGTCCGCCTGACTTCAAGAATTGTACCGCCGACCTCTCGTATGAACTCCGCCTCATTATCGAAGCGAACATCATCGATTACTGTTTTTACATGCGGGTTTATCCGTCTTCTCATCGCGGTAATCCACACATCCTGTGCAATCATATTCCTCGCGAACTCAGTACCAAGAAGCTGCATGATTTCGCGTGGGCTCTTCCCATACTCATCAAGCTTGATTTCTTTTAATACCGGATCATTAAGCTCAGAATCGCGAAGACCCATGGCTTTGAGCATCTCCTTAATAGGACTCGCAAAGCTAAGAATTTCGTAACCGTATTTGCGTTCAAGTATTCGTGCGACAGAACTTTTTCCACACCCTTTTCCACCAGCTAATCCTATAATCATTTCGTGTACTCCTTTGAGATGATCGCATCGCTGCTGAGTGGTACATCTTTCATCCACTCCGGCCCGGTCATCATGATTTTTTGAATTTCGTTTTTTATCTCCTCAGCGTTCTCCCCCTCTACCTCTACGACAACTTCATCATGGACGTGCAAAACAACGTCATACCCACCATCGTAGAGATTTTTTAGAATGAACCCGAAGCAGTCCCTCGCAAGCGCTTGGACAGAATTTTGGAACAGGTTAGCACCGTACATTTTTGTCCGTCTGATGCTTCCCTTCTGGGTTGCACAGGTCACCCCGTCCGGTTCATGACGACAGCGAAAATAATTTAATGTCCGTCCGCTCGGGATTTCTATTTTAAAATCATCACCTTCATTAGCAGCCGTCTTCAGACGCTTATCTAAATTCTTCCAAGAAGATGTAATCTTTGGGTTTTTATCCCGGAAATCTTGAACCTGTATATAAGCATTAACCCATTGGCGTCGCTCGTCTGCACTTAAGTTAGAATAGGCCGAGAACTTGCCCGGCTGATACTTCTTGGCAAATTCCTGAAATCTTAATTCATCCTGACGACTAAAGCTGGAGTCTAGAATCTGTGTCTGTCCATATGCCTTAACTGTCTCGGCAAATTTAAACCATCCACTCCCGTATCCAAGTTGAAGAACACGAACCTTAGCCAAAAGATAGAGCTCAGGATCTTCGTCCTTTAATTTTCCACCAGTCCATCCCATGGTCTGACGAGCGTGCGCTTCATATGGGCTCATGCCTTTGGATACGAGCTCAAGGAAATCATCATCGCCAGCGAGGAATGCAGTCAATCTCGGCTCGATTTGAGATAAATCAGATATGACTAAGGTCTTTCCTTTGGCAGGACTAACGACATTACGAATGTTAACTCCGTATTTAGTATCCCGTGGCATATTCTGTACATTAAACCCAGCATCTCCGCTCCATCTTCCGGTAGCATCTGCTCCGAAATATTTCAGATTATAACTCATGCGACCTTCGTCAGTTAATCTATCCTTAACAGATTTGGTCCGCTGCAAGTGCATGTTAATGCGATTATAATTTTGCATCGCAGATACAAAGGTGAGCTTATCTCCATGCTCTTTGATCCAATTGGCTAGCTCTTCGCTGTCCTTCGCTAGGCTCTTAGGAGGTTCTACACCAGCCTTGCGGCATTCAATCGCCATAGCCTTTTTGGAATATACTACATACTCCTTCTTGGTGTCCGGATCGATCTCTCCGTACCATGGAAGACTGGTCTTGGCCTCAAAAAGATGCCCTTCAAGCTTGTCTATACCTTCCTCAACCTTCTTTAAATCTACAGGTAATCCGCGATAAGCCATTGTCCGTGTTTGATGGGACAAAAGCCTTTCGGTCTCAGGCCAAAGGGGCCACAGCTTTTCCCAGATCTCGTAGGTGTATTTCGCATCGTCCAGGGCGTACTGAAGAACAGCTTTGCTTTCATCCATGGCAATCATGTCATCCCAGGTCTTGCCCTTCATGTTATTGCGGACTTCCTTGTCCATGGATACTCCAAGAATCTCTTTGGCTGAACCTTTTAGGTTTCTTTGATACTGAAAATATACGCACATGTCAGCGGTACAGACCCATGAAACATCAATGTCTGGAATGATGCCTAGCTCTACGCAACGCTCGAAACAGCGCTGATCGAATGACGCATTGTGCGCGATAAAAGTGTACCCATCGAACTTCTTCCAATCTTTAAATTCATCAGTTCTCCCGACATAGCTATGTTCGGGACTCCATATTGAAACTAGATAGGCGTCGAATTCTGGGTGATGCACATACTGATATGTGCTGCTTCCCTGTATGCTATAGTCCTTCGAATAAAATGTCTCGAAGTCTAATGCTGCAAATTTTTGATTACTCATTTGTGGTGTGATTTTGGTGTGTGGTTATAAGCTCCGCGGTGTGGGAGGGCAGGGGATTGCCCCGCCCTCCGTATTCTCACACCACATGAGATTAGCTGTCCTATGAATCAGCTAAAATCCTTGAGCCACTCTACGAACTTCTTGTCGTGCCGTGATCCCTTGCGAAGCTTAGGAGCGTGGACGACATTGTTACCGGCCTTGACCTTCTGAGTCGTAAGCTGAAACGATCCGACATTGATGCCGTCTCGGTAGTACATCTTTGCAGCTGTAAAAATCGGTACCGCTGCATGCTTGTATGCAGTTCCCTTAATTCTCCAGATTGCGAAGGCGTAATTATTTCCGCCAAATTCGAATGGGAAGTTTGTTGGATCCTCGCCCTTGATGCATACCAACGCATCAGCGATTGGTTTCCAGCTAGCAGGAGTTCCATCCGCCCAGACAAAGGTTGCTTCCGGATCTGCTTCGAGTACCTCTGCCTTAGAATTGAAGATCCGAGGGATTTCTCCGGAGTCCCACTCGATGTTTTCTTCAAACATCTTACCAATACGGCAGATTGTAATCTCTACATCCTCCGTGCCGTTACTAATATCGAACTCGCCATCCAGAACGATGGTTCCTTTCTTGAATGTCTCAGAAAGTGCGCCAACACCCTGAGCGATTTGAAGCTTTGGAAAACTTATATCACTCGCATCGAAGTCCCCCACCAATCCCGCGCCGGGCTGAATCGTTAATGATGCAGTAGGACTGCCCTCAATGATGTCACCGCTCGCGTTTGTTAATGCAGCCTCTTCGGACTGTGTTTCTGATAATGCTGTTTTAGCCATTTATTATATCTCCTTATTTTTATTGTTATATGTTTGTATGTGAAATGTTATACACGAAAGCCAAAACTAAAGGTTTCTGCTTTTCCGTAAATATGGACTCCTGTCCCGATCTTCCTCAGGCGGCAATATGCCAGACTCTTCAAGGCTGGATTCTATTGTTCCCCGGGCTGTCTTCTTCTCCCCGCGAGGTAGTTTCTCTGAATATTTCTTAGCAAGCTTGGGCAAACTAATGTCACAAGCATTCATGAATTCTTCAGGGCTTAGTAAGTGTTCAACCGCATCGTAAGCACCTTGAGTATCTTCAATCTTCAGACTGGCAGTTCGATAATGTAGATCATAACCTGGAATCTCTTCACCCTGTTCGACAGCCAATTTTGTTGCCTGTTTCTTTGCAGCAGCCTGCCATTTATCTACAACCTGTGCGACATTGAGCATCTTGGCTAGGACGACAGGATTCTCAACATTTTCCGGGCTGTAACTGTCCCAAAGGCTCATCTCAAAATCTTCAACACTCGCGCTATATTTCTTAGCAAGAGGTAACATCTTTTCAGATAGGGCAGGGCATGAAAGTTTGTGCTTACAGTACCTACAGCCCTCGGTATTAGGTATCGCTTCGGCGGTCTCAAGCTCAGCCTTTTCAACTATCATGTTTATGCGCAGTCGAATATCTTCCATGTCCGAACGGCTATAATCATGAGTCAATACCTCATCACGGCGCGGTATTATAAAATGAACCGTGGCAGTCTGTAACTCTGGGAATTTATCCATGACCCCAAGAAGATACGCCTGCCCCTGTATGTTCACATCAGCATCGTCAATTTCTCCAACGCCGAATTTAAAATCAACCAAGTCAACATGAGTACCTTTAATGATTACTCGATCAACTGTTCCGAATATCTTGTCGCTACTCATACCAAGCCTCCAGGTTATCTTTTAATAATCTCATTAATTCTTTTTCCATTTTGAATGCGTACACAGGTAGCACATCGTCAGGAGTATTAATATAAAGCCCGTCACTGCGCCGTACAGCCCCAGAAGCCAACACAGGACTTCGATCAAAGAGAAGGACAAGTCGATACTCATCGTTACTCTCCTCCATGACGAATGGTTGTTCGTAATTCTTTATAGATATCATCTGCGACATCCTCCAAGGGTTGAATATAATCAAGGCAGGATACGACCAATCGAATCTGCTCATCGTTTAAACCATCCATATTTCCAGTCTCTGCAGCCGAGTGAAGCATCGTACCTTCCTCAGCAAATATGTTGGTCTCATTACTGCTTCTATAGCTCGGGCAGATCTCTACATATTTTAATGTGCTCGGCCCGAGCTCATGATGTTCTTCAGGACTGCTCACTATTAAATACCTCCGATATTGCCCAGTCATTGGGGATTATTTCTTGGTCGACAGTCACAGGATGAAAGCCGGCGGCCACAAGCAAACCTTTCAAAGCAATTAGGACCTGATCAAGGGTGCAGTCATCTGCGATATCCGCACTAAATTCAGCACCTAGATTCTCAATTGCTATCTTCATCGCTCGCATTCTCCTTCTCAACAAACTCCTCAAGCCCGCGACGAATAGCGATCTCCGCATATTCATCATCGGTAGCAACCTCTTTGCCCCATTCTACGAGCATGGCCTTGGTATCATCCTCCATTTCAAGATCCATATGGGTGAACATTTCATCCCAAGTCTTACCAATTCGAATGACCGGAACATCGCCCTTCATGATCTCTAATAACTCCGCCTTTTTTTCCGCATCCATAGTCATCTATTTAGCCTCCCCGTCTTTGTCGCGTTTACTATCTATTGCTTTGGCCAGCATTAAAAGCATGCCGTGGATCTGTTTAACCTCTTGCTGCAAATGCATGATTTGAAGTTCTTGAAAAGCAGTATAAGTAACCGCGCCATCGCGCTCAGGTTTAATCTTTTCTTCGTGCTCGGTCATCTCATTGATGCGAGTCCGTAGCTCTTCAAGCTGCTCCTTGTGCTCGTCAGGTAATTCGCTCAGGGTATCTATTACCCGGTTCTTACTCTCGACTAATAATTCATCCAAGCCAACTTCTTCAGGCTCTTCAGATGGTTCAAAAAAATCTGGATTAAATCTCATAATGGTGTGTGGTTTTTAGGTTTTGCCCAGTTGCAGCCAGGCGATTTGTTAAGTGTTATACATATGCAGAACAAATGCAATTATAAAAAGGGTCTTTCTAAAGGTTTTTCTTCTTTGGCCAAAAGTCGACGGCTGAAGGTTAAAAGTTTTTTAATTAGGTGGTATATTTTATATTTCATAATTTAATAATGGAGCTCCCGATCAGATTCGAACTGATGACCCCATCCTTACCATGGATGTGCTCTACCAACTGAGCTACGGGAGCGAATTTAAATTTGGTGGAGCCAGACGGGATCGAACCGACGACCTCCTGAATGCAAATCAGGCGCTCTTCCAACTGAGCTATGGCCCCAAGGTGTTTCATGATATCAGAAGTGTAGCAAAGTGCTACAGGATCGGGTTGAGCTCATCATCATTAATGAGATCTAAATTATCGAGCTTACGCTTAACCAATTTGCAGACGCGCATCTCAACTGTTCCTTCCGCAAATACAATCTTTTGAACCGCAGGGCTCTTAGCTCCGGCTCGATGAATCCGTCCAAGAGTCTGTTTGAAATCAATCGCAGAAAAGGTAGGGGATATCAAAGATACCCGAGGATGATTGCCATTTATATCGTGCAATGAAACACCAGTTCCTCCCGCCTGAACGGTACATATCATGATTCGGGCAGCATCATTTTGAAATCCTAAGCATTGAAGCTCACGCTCAGTCTCTGTCTGTCCGCCATGAATCATTCGGATCTCGCAAAGACCAGCAAGCCGACGAAGCAGAACTTCCATGGTCTCACGAAAATTTACAAAGATTGCTACGCTGTTTCCAGACTCATACGCATCCCGGGCAAGCTCTTCAAATAATGGAACCTTTAACAATTCAATCTCCTGACGAGCACGAAGCTGAGCAACCAATGGATTATCAGTATCAGTATATTTCTTACCTTCGAGCTCAGCCAATTCAGCCTTCAAATCATTATAGATCAAATCAATATCAGCACGGCCGGAAATATCATATCCCTGGGCAATGATATTAGAGTTAGGAAAGGCACCGGGGGGCAGGTCTGCAATTTTGATCCTGCTCCCCCGAGCACCATTCTTATATATATGATCATGTAAGCGTTTGAGAACTGTTTTGGATCCTTTGAACTCAAGGCCTCCAAACAATCCACGCTTACAACCATTTTTAAGCGACCAACGCCACCAACCCTTATCATCATGCAGATCGAGAACATAACCCAGTGCTCTCATCTCTGTAGGATTGGTACAACTAGTCGCACCTAGACAAAGTATATTTAAGCCAGCAGTCTTTGCCGCGATCATCATCTTTGCATTCTTGGATTTATTCCCTTTGCATCGATGATCCTCATCAAATATGACAAGCGCCTTCTTGGGATTGAGCAACCATTTAGACCCGTCATAAAACTCGGTGCTTCCACGAATCATTTTCTCGTAGGTATAGGCATGCTGATCAGTAGGCTTATAGCCATAGCTAAGCATCGTATCTTTCCAGCTCGGGACAACGGACTTAGGACAAAGGACGAAGGGCGTAAGACCCATCTTCTTAGCCAAATAAAGCGCGACAAATGTCTTACCGGTTCCGGTATCAGATCCATCCTTAGCATAGCCATGATTAAGCAGCGAAGTCATTAAGACTTTCGCATGAAAAATCTGCCAATCAAACAGAGTCGGGGTAGTAGACTGTTGGGTCATCGCCTTTATGTTCTGTTAATCCGTTTATCCAATCCGACTCCTCTAAATCCTCGCGCATATTAATGCTTCGAATAAGCCGCCATAATTTACGAAGCGCAGCCTCTTCAATCTGACGAACACGCTCACGGGTAACCCCCATGACGGTGCCAATCTCTTCAAGAGTATAGCTGCGATTCTCATTAGGTTCGTACAGGCTTTCACTACCATCTTTCTCGAGCAGTGTACGCTCACGAAGCATGAACTCGCGCAATCGCTGATCAGCATCGGTAGCATCGAAATCAAATTGAGATTCAATACGAGTACGCAATTCATCCTGAGATTTAGGCTGCGGCTTGAGCTTTTTGGTACGCTTTTCGGAGTCTTTGGACTTCTTGCATGATGACTTTGAATTCTTCCGCGGGTATTTCTTTCGTAGTAAACCTGCATCCGCAAGAAGGGCATGAACGACGTCGTCGGGTATACCGCTTATTGGCTGGCCGACGGGTTTCTTTGGTATAGGTATCTGTTCCACACTTAGGACAATTCATTGGTTATACTGTACGCTCTTGAAAGCGTGTGCTCCCTTTACGAATCTCGCTACGAATGTAATCGAGATCAGCAGGACGAGAAGATACAAGCGCCCGGTCAGCATCGACATAAAGCGCGCTCCCCGAGGTTGCCTTTTTTAATCGAGTCTCGAACGCATTCATGCGATCAAGAAGCCCGTCCAATGCAACCTCCAGCTGCTCCACTTTATTTTCTAATATTTCCGCCGACATTTTCATTTTCTATTTCTATTTGTAATTTTTTTGATGATTAAGAAACGGGGGTGGGGATGATTGGGCTGCTGCCAACATGTAACCGCTGAAGTTTCTTGCCCTGTCTCCACGCATTCCATGCGAGAATACCTGCACGAATAAGCCAGCCCGGAGTTTTGTTTATCGTTTTTGAAATTAACCCTTTAACAATCGCATCCTTAAACACTGCCGTCGCACTACCTACAGAAGCGGTATATGTCCCGAAGACCTCCCCAAGAAATTGCTCAACCTCTTGTGGGTTCGACGCGGCCTGCGAAAGTATATAGTGCAAAGCTGCCAAGGAAGATTTCTTAACCTTTAATTTTTTAGACCACGCTAATGTCTCTTCGACGCTGGTCTCCATAAAGCTGTACTTCTTTACATAGCCCTCGATCTCGTAGGTAGGAATGTTTAACCGAGAACCAGCCCCATTACCGACAAGCTTACCATCGTGATCTACTTTCGCTACAATATCAATAGCAGCGACCAGTGTGACAGCTCCTTTAGGTTCCGTGACAGATATAACATCTGAATTACTACGCTTCTTTCCGGTGTCCAATGTGGTAAAAACAGATTCATCTGCGACTTTAATAATAAGTGTTTTCAAAGGCACACGACTTTTAATGCACGCATGCAATCTATGCTGACCATCAATCAATACGCCGTTGGCAAAAATAATCGGTGCTCCATTGAGTACCCATTTAAGTGCTGACATTGCTTCGGCATATTTTTTTACAGAAGCATTGCTTACTTTCCTGTTCTTAATCTGTCCGTCCAGTAATCTCTTGGCCTGTATCGGATGAATCGTGGATATTTCGGCATAAAAACCTGCCTTAGGATCGTATAGATAATCGCTTGGTTCTATGGAGCTACTCGCTGAGTCCGTTTTTCTTTTGGTGTGTGGTTGTATATTAGTTATCATGTGGTGTTCCTCTTATATTTATATTTCTATTTGTAATTTTTTTGGTGATCGAAATCTATGCAGGGCTCACGATCATTATCGATGATCCGTGCCATTTGCTTATAGACCTCGGATACATGCCCAGGGCCCTTGGCCGATAGCTCGTCAAGCCAACGCTCAAGACGCATGAGAATAAGGTTATATTCCCGATCGGTATAAAGATCCTCGCTCATGCTACTGCCTCCTTCCTCAATAATCTTTTTGTCTTAGCCCGGGCCTTCTGCTCTCGGTAATCGCGAAATTCGCCCCTGTCAGGAACATAGATCCAACGAAAGAGCTCGCGCTCGTCATCTCGCTGATCCAAATGATACCCAACAGCCTGAAGACTAGACCCAGACTCATGCGGCTTGGTATAGCTGACTATCTTCTGCATGCCCATGGCTACGCAGGCATCGGTCGCAAGTCGCAGGAGTTTGGACGCAAGGTTAGGTTTATTAGGCAAGACGCACAGTCTGCGAATCTCGGCATGGTCATAATGCTTGCTCCATGCAGATGAGCAGTTGTCAACAGTTACTACGCCAATCAAGTCCCAGTTTCTGGTGGAGTAATCGTACATGCCGATACTAAACTTATGACGCTTCAACGGCTTGCTATGCCGGTGGTGCTTCGCGACAAATGCCTGAGACTCCTGCCACTTAATTGGTCTATGGTCCCACCAGCGAGGTGTGCCTGCTCCGGGTACTGAATAATCGCTCATGACATACCTCCACATTCAAAAGGGCAGGGGCCATGACCTAAATCCGGACAGGCTAAACAAGCTCGGAGCTTTGCCTCCGGCCGATGGACGCAGGACGAAAGTAAAAGGACGAGGGATAATATTAAATATCTCATGACACCCTCCCTATTGGCGGCTTACCTGGGCCTGCGGTTGTCCAGTTCAGAAGAGATACAAACCCGTCTTGGTTTACTTCATCGACTTTCTCTTCCTCTCCGTGCCAGCCCCCGTAATTAAGGCTGATCAGCAAGTGTTCTTTTTTGCGAGACACAAGGCATTCGAATATGTCAACGATGTCGGCAACAGGTTGACTGTTGCGCAGCCCAACCATCTCACGTGCTCTCTGCCTCGCTTGAAAATGAGTACCGTACCACTCGACATAATGTTCGGTGCAATCTTGCACTCTGTATAATTTTAAGTCGCTCATGACGCATCGATGAGGTTCATGACCTCGTCATAGGATTCTAAAACATTGACCATCTCAGGACGGACAACCTTCGCAGTATCAAGCATAGCTACAGGCATGCCCGAAAATATTATCGTGCTCTTTACCCCAGCCTTATTCTTATCATCTGGAATATTGACCGGCAGGACCATGGCAATATGCCTCGGGTTAACAGCCAAAGGTCGTTGGCTGGAGTTCGTAAGCTTTATGAATTTCTCGCTCATACTACAGCCTCCTCAGGTTTGTCGCCGTAGAGAGCCTTAACTCCTTTGGATTGGCCAAGCGTACTCTCTACAGCCCGCCAAGCATTCTCCTCCGTATCGCCCCAGCCAGTCTTCATCTCTTCGGTGAGCTCGATTACACCATCTTCCAGCCGGTAGAAACCGGGGACATGGTGCCCGTACTCAACCCACTGGGCGAAGTAGTTATCCTTTTCCTTATCGGTGCTTTCGTCATCGCCGGCAGGCCAGCGGCTTACAATCTTTTCGCCCGTACTGTCGTCAATAGTATATATCCAACCGTTTAGCGTTATCTCTACGACTTCGTCGTTTACTTTTTCAATTTTCATATGGTGTGTGGGTTATTAATTTTGCCCGGTTGCAGCCGGGGCATGCCTCATGCATGTTCAACCAATGTATACTCAATGTTATACATCCGTCAAACATTTATTCAAAAAAATGTAGGGGCGGGCCGGAAGCCCTCTATCTAAGCGGAATCCCGACGAGCAATTCGCTCAATTAATCCAGCCCGTATGCCCGAGGAAAGCAAATCAACCTCAGAAAATACTTCAGATCCATACTTAATAAGATCACCCGCAAGATCATCATCGATCTCCAATTCCAAATGATATGGACGGGCAGAGCCATCCTCATGATCAATCCGAATGACATCAATTGATCCAACAATCTCATGCCCGGTACGCCCATCTATTCTAGACTCTTCTACTATATTATCGCTCATAATTTAAAAATACATAGATCGGGGTATCCTCGCCCATATAAGCCCCATCTATATTATACCAAAAATATTCCTCAGCCTCCTCGCGATCCATGTCATCCCGGGTAACAAGAGTATCTATCATAGCATCCGCATCGTAAATCGCTCGGTCCTTCGAATCCTTGCCAATAAGACAACTGTCAAATCCATCGGCTGTTATCATTCCGATAATATGTCAGCTATGAGCAACGATACTAAAAGAACGCAAAATAAAACCGACCAGATCTCAAGCATCGCGATTCAATTTCCAATCCATGATCATGACAGCATCAGCTGTCGCATTGGTCACCCGCAGCCCCGGATACAACCTAGCGGCATTGTCCTTAATCGTACGCTTACGATCAGTATATCCCATCTTAGGCTTCAATCCTCGCAACCCTTTCTGCCACTCCCTAGGCTTAACCAACTCAACCGGGAAACGCTTGGCGCGCAAGGCCCCAACCAAAAATCCAAAATTATAACCAAGCTTAAATGAACTAGCATTCGAGGTGACTGAGGATACAAAGGCGGGAACGTCTTCGACGACCGCAGTATACCCAGCAGGATTGATCGGTTCCAAAAATTCTAGGAACTCTGCCTCAGTTCGCCAGGCATATACCTCCATATCGGTGCTGTTAGGCGCAAGCCATGCCCATCCTCCAGATACTCCAGGGTCAAAAGATAATAGTCCTCGGCCTGAGCTCATAAGGCTAAAGGTCTTTGGTCGCAGATCGAAGGTATAAGGTCACAGCCTTGCGGACAAGCTGACTCGGTGTAGTAACCTCGGCATCGGCCTGCTTCTTCAACGCCTCGACCAAAGAGGATTCAACTCGGATGTTTAACTGGGTATCCTTTGACATACACTTGTTATACATTATAGGGGCATTGTTATGCAACTGGTTGGGGGTCGATTGTCGTGCACTATTATACAGCGGGGCACTAGCAGTAGTATAAAAAGTTACAAAATATTTTGCGTGACACTATATTTTGTGTATACATTGTTATACACCACACACCCAAATCCCTATGAGAAATACGAAAAATACTAGTAAAAAACCCTCGAAATCGCTAGGTCTCGATCGTGAGCATAAAGATATTACCTGTGCTGTCAGACTCCCAAGGTCAATGTACCAAGCCTTAGGTCAATGTGCGAAGGTTGAAAATACTTCCCTCTCGGACATAATTCGCGAGGCTCTGGTCGAAAAGATGAAACAAGTCGAAGAGGCAGAGCGTGAGCGTGTTTTAAAAGAGGCTGAATATGAGGCGCGACTCCGTGAACTAGGTGTTGACCCTCGTAAGACAGCCTGAGGCCTTCTAGGCCCCTTCCTGCGCCTCGAGCCGGTGCTCCTGTCGATATGCCGACAGGTACACGCAAACATGCGTCCTCGAAAAGCCTACGGATATGGTTCTCAGGTCGAAGGTCAAAGTTAAACCATTTTCATAAGTCGTTGATTACCAACGAAGCTACAACACCAATATGGTTTTATGGTTTTATTATTAATATTCTATAGAGTATATATATATTATATATAGGGGTACCAGGATACCCTCCCCCCACAACACAGGGTCAACCATAAACCATAAACCATAAAACCATATTTCTTTCGTAAGTCGTTAATTGATAAACGCTTACATATATGGTTTTAATAAAATATTAAAAAAAGAACCCTATTTGGTAGTTTTTTACTTAAACCAGCTCAACTTCGACTTTGCCACCATTATGAGTGTGGTCGGCCAGTCTATGTGAGGTAGTTTTGAGTACACGACAAGAACATATCCGTTATCGTGATCTGCAAACACATGCGTATGAGTTGCGAACTCCGGCTTTTGACCTAAGTCCACTTACTTTCGTTTTTTAGGAGCAGCCTTCTTCTTAGGCCTGGAGAAACTTCTATTTTTACTTTTTGAAACGACTCTTAGATTCTTTGATCTATTATCTGCAGTATTTCGATTCTTATGATCGACATCTTTACCGTCACCTTTACGAGCACGACCAGCTTTAACCATCTTTGATCTTGCACTGTTACGCTGTGCCCTTCGCTTCTTTTGCTTTGGTTTAGCGTGGTACGCTTTGTACTCTTTCTTATAGTTCCGTGGTGCTGGCATGTTATACATAATCGAGCAATGTTCTACTAGTATCAATCGAATGTGCGTTGAGTGTATAACATAGGTGGGATTGTTGGTATGCGCTTGCAACTGTTGACCTTTAACCTTTTTCCTTTGACTTATGAAAAATAAAAAAGGGCCTTCGGACGTCATAAGAGTGTCCGTAACCATGGAACGTGAATTAAAACAGCAATACGCCCGGCTTGCTGTTGAACTTGATCTCTCGTTCTCTCAATTAGTACGCTATGCTCTTCGCCGTGTTGCCGACGGCTTTGAAGATTTCAACAGCATTGAAAAGTGTAACAGAAATCAAGATGATGGACACGATATGTCCCCCTAATCTGTTATAAAAAGATGGGGCCAAGCCTGCAAGCTTGACCCCGTGCATCAGTCTAACCACACACCATATGTTGCTATCAGATACAGCTTCCGAAATACTTTGTAAAACACCCCCCGTCAACCGCATTCGATCGGCTCGGGCCGCTAGCTACTATCATTGAAGCGTGTTTGTATCCGCTAGCTACTATCATTGATATCAATGAATTAAAGTTCTGTTCCATTATTTCCCCATTTTATGGGGTGTAATGAATGAATTCATTACAGGGAACAGAACAATTAATACTAACCACACACCACTATGAAATACAGAATACAAGTATACATCAATAACGCTACAGAATCTGGTTGGTTCTTCATCAAAGGACCCTCCGAACCATCCGGCAAAAAAGAATATGTGCCTTACGAATATGACGATCATAACGAAGCATATCGCATGGCTAAAATGTGCTACCCCGACGGTAACTTCAGAGTAACAGATATAAAAGGCAGCCACACACCAACATCAAAACAATCATGACAACACTAGATACAAATACTAATACGCTAAACAGCATACCAAAACTTAAACAAGCAGGATTCACCGGTCCTGACGCAAGCCTCGATGTATCACTCTTCGACTACGGCTTAGCGTATAAAATATCCAATGATGAAATACTATTCATATACGGAACTCAGTATGGATACAACGAATACATACGCTTCGACCGCTGCACAATCAAAACAGACATAAATATTCAAAAAGAATACGATTGGGCTGACCTACAAGCTGTTCACTCAACGATGGGATATTCCGCCAAAGATTGGAGTGCACTACCGCTCGAACAACAAATAACCGATCTTCTCAATTACTATGGTTACGAAAATATCTTCGGATGCAGCTATTGGGAAGGCTTCAAAATCAAACCATCATGAATACTATCAAATACAAAAGATTCACCATTGATGCCGAGCTCGGAGATGATCCACGTGTAGATATCACCATAACAAAAACTATTCGTGGTGAAGAATACATCGGCTCAATCGGTGCAGCCGAACACGAAGGCTTAAGCAATCACGATTGGACTAAACAAATACAAGTACCAGTCGCAGTAATTAACAAAGCCTACGACCTAGAATCCTCCCTTCTTAAACAATAAACCACACACCAACATACTAACTATGCAAAATCAAATAGGTACTATCACAATATATCCATATCGCACTGTACGACCGTACAATACATTCATACGCGCGCACCGCAACGATATGCAAAACATCGAAGCCTGCTTAGCCGACAACTTCGATGTACCAATAGACAATCATACCGGCTATCTAATCTCGTGGTGGGATGCAGATCGCAAAGTACATAATCATTTAAGCTTATACTTCAGCGATTCTGAAACATTCATATGTCAAAGCTTAACACCTGATAAGTCTAAAGACATCTCACCAAACTCAATCGATATAAAACCTCTATATCATCCACTCATGGCTATTGATCTAGAACCATTACAAAAAACAGATCATCACTTCGATCTCAGATAATTATGAAACCACTAACCTACAAAATCACAAAAGATACTCCAGGCGAGTATGTAATCGAATACCAAGAAACAGAAAGAAGAAATAAAATAATCAAGTTTTCTTTCTTACAACAGTACTTGCACTTTGTAGATCTACTCAAACAAGCAAAATACAAACAAGTACCTAATAACTAATACTAACCACACACCAAAATGAAATTCAATATATCAACTAAAATCACACAAAAATATGACATACTCTTCGAAGCTCCAGATTTACTATCAGCACACAAACTAGAAGACAGACTAAAATCCTATATAGATAACGAACCAAACCCCCAAGGTTTTCCTGCAATAGTGCAAGATATAAACCCAAATATAAATGTACAAAAACTTATAGTACGCAGAGCAGATTATCCTTCTTCTACAACAGAAATTGAATCTATGGAATCTGATGCAGTTGCAATTAGAGAAGAAATAGAAAGCTGGAACTGGAACTTAAACATATTCGAAATATACGACAAACTTAAAGATGAGTTTACTACAACAGAACAAACTCAACTTATAAAATATGCACTAGAGTACTTCAACAATTCTAAAGAATATACAGACTTACTCCAAACACTCGCTGATCAACTAGAACTCGATCTAGATGACGAAGACGAAATTATAACTAATAACTAATACTAACCACACACCATAAAATATCATGTACTATATTAATCAATCACAAGAAGTATCCTACGATCAACTCAAACAAGTTCCAGCAGCTCCTACACGCGACATCAATCCAAGCGAGCGTTGGAAACCTGTCCATCACCATACACTCGTTGACCTAGTCAAAGACAGTGTTCGCTCATGCGGATTCAATATCCATAGCGAAAAGTATGGTATCGATAAACATCATGACATGTTCGCCATGCTGAAGCTCGAACGCGAAGACTATGACAACGGTACATTCCGCAATGTCATCGGTATTCGCAACAGTCACAACCAACGATTCAGTGCTCAACTTGTTGGCGGATCCAATGTCATGGTCTGCGATAATCTTGCATTCTCCGGTGAATTCAACTGTCGTCGTCAGCATACCACGCACATCATGCGAGACTTACCTCGTATCGTATACCAATTAACCAACGATGTAGTATCTTCGTATAACATCCAGTCTAATCGTTACGATGGTTACAAAATAACCAAACTCGATAAGTCCGATGTCGCTAACATCATGAACAAAGCTACTCGTAACAACTTCGCCATCTCTGGTGGTCAGTACAACAAAGTACTAGATGAATACGAAAATCCTTCTCACGATGTATTCGAACCAGGCAATGCATGGTCTTTGTTCAATGCGTTTACAGAAATCTACAAAGGTTACAACGGTGCCGATGTTCGCAAATCAATCAACTTGCACAACATCTTCGATAATCACTGCGCCGATGCTATCGAACATCTCAACACCAGTTACAATCCTGGTTTTGATTACGACGGTTTAGATGCTGAAGATGTACTCGCTGCTCAAAACCAACACTTAGTGCAACTATCATAAATAGTACAAGTGTCATACCATCTAGCGCTCAAAATTCTTCGTAATCGTAAAAAACATACAACCGAAGAAATCGCAGAAGCTACTCGTATATACCACGAACGCAACGGTATGGAACGGTGTCCTGTCTGCCTCGTACATAAATGGGGCAGTACAGGCAAACCGTGCCTTCAATGCATAGCTACTTATTCAACTCAACTTAATCACTACTATGACTACTAAATTACTTGATACATCAGAATCTAATACCAAGATTCGCAAAACCAATCGTAAGTACGACAAAAATCTACTTACCTATCTATCCAATGCTATGAACCGCAATGTCACTCAGTTCCGACTTGCAGGCCTTAGCCTTGCACCTAGCGACTGGGCATGCCCAGCCTCACGCGCAGCCGACTGCCAACGCAGTTGTCTCATGTCTGCCGGTCGTGGCAAAATGTCCAATGTCAAAACTGGACGCGAACGCAAGCGTGACTGGCTACGCAACGACCCGCAATCATTCTTAACTAAACTCAAGAAAGAATTGCACAACTTCAGTCAACTATGCATACGCAATGCACAGTTACCTGTCGTTCGTCTCAATGTCATATCCGACATCGTTTGGGAACATGCTAAATACAATATCCCTCAGCAATTCCCTGACATTATGTTCTATGACTACACCAAGCTCAGCGGTCGTCTCAATAACACTCCAGACAACTATCATCTTATGTTCAGTTGGTCTGGCGCACCTAATTATCAACGCAGTGTCGATCGTGCATTAACATATGATCATCCAATCTCTGCAGTCTTTGATATGCAATTCCCATCTACTTTTCTTAATCGTAAAGTTATCGATGGTGACGAATCAGATCTTACTAATCTTGTTCATCGTAATCATATCATTGGCTTGCGTGCCAAAGGTGACGCTATCGGCAGCAAAGAACCATTCGTTCTTAATCCTAATAATATCACACACTATCGCATCACTCGTGCTGCATAGCTCGTATAACAAATAACTACATATGAATAACAATACCTACCTTGTAGTATGGACTACCAAACCTACAAAAAAAGAAAACATAGGGATGACCACAGATCATTATCAAATGTGCGAATCTTACGATTATGCACGCAAACTATATACACAAATATGTGAAAAAGACTCTTGCTACAGTGCAAGTATAACAGAAGTACTAAAATCAACCGATTATAATTTGCCTCAACATAAAGCTGCTAAAAACGACTTCGATTATTGGATCAATAAATTAAAAACTGTTGAACAAGAAATAACTGATTGGCTATCTAATAATACCGATGAGTTATACGACGAAGAACCAGACATAGATTCTGCAAGAAATAATCTGCAAGAAGCTATACAAGATATACATAATCACAAAGCTTCAAACACTGTAGCAGTACAAACATCTATATGTGTAAACGCCGTACTAGATTACATCTTATACAGCGAAATGGGTGGCACATATGACCAAACAGATTCCTGGCATTCCACATATCAACTATTGATGGAGCTACGAAATGACAAAATCGATCCAGACGAACTATCATATGTCTCCACTAATCCATCAAAATTAGACTGACCACACACCATAACAAACGACCTGAGCATGTCGTAATAACTGCTCATATATTAACTATGAAAATAACCGTTATTAAAATACGAATGCATAGCGATGAAGACGATGTATATGTCTTCGAAAATTGGCTAGATAAATCAACACTCCAACCATTCATAAAACAATGGTGCAAAGATTTCGATCTATCATACGAAGATCAAAACGAAACCTGGTTTTGTGACAGCTATCAAACATGCACAGACGAAAACCTATTACTATGAAAATTGACGACACAGTAACATTTGAAGGTATCGATAATTTCAATCGACCCATATTCAAATCAATAAATAAAAACAACAAAGGTAAATCGCATCGATACGGGCTTAACTACTTACTGTTCAATCACAACACAACAAAAGAAAAAGTAATGAAAAGTTTCCCTGATAAAATCGACAACCTTGTATACTTCGGCACCTCGTTCAACTGCGAACCGACAGGCGGTGAATACACCGTTAAAATAGTCTAACCACACACCAAAACTACCATGCACAACTTAATCTGTATCACATATAAACGCATCCACAAAGAAATCGGCGAAGTTATCTTCCAAGCAATTATACAAGAGTTCCAAGTAGATGAGCACAACACTATCATGCAACAAGCAGGTTGGTCCTTTGACTCTGCACAACCTGCAACCGGCATATCTCAAGACTATTAATTAATCAATCAACCACACACCAATATGACTACTAATTACAAACCAATCGTTAATGACTTCCTACTAACCATGCAAGATAACAACTGGACAATAGGCTCAGTCGATGACGGAGAAGCTGTCTATGTAATCAACAAACCAATGCCAAAAGGATCCTCTATTGGACAAGCAAAAATAAGCGCAAAAAATAAAGCGCTAGAACATATTATGTCTGTTGATGAATCAGCAGTTACATTCACTAAACTAGTAGACACAGGTAGAACATCACATCTACTAGCTGACCAAACAGTATTAAATCACATGCGTATAAACGCATTAATTATACTAGGCAATGAACCAGACGAACTTGTCGCAGACTGGTCATCATCAGGTAACGATGCAGATGCTGAATTCAATAAAGCATGTGAAGAATTCACTAAAAAATATCAATCCTAATGAGCACGCTTACTATCACTCCAAATATCGAAAAAAAAATAATCGATATAGCTATTAATCACATCAAAAAAGTGTCTGCTAACCCTGATGTAAAAACTAATGGCGACAACTTCGACTATTGGGACAGTTACAAATTACCCAACGGTAACTTCATTGATTACAATATATACTGCGGTGACGAAGTATGCGTACTCAAACAAGACTCATCAAACAAATATGTTTACACAGATCCTAACACATGGACTTGGGGAGTAACATGTTACCAAGTAGACCCTCCAAACAAGCATAATAAATACCATCAAATTAACACAGATATCTACAAATATATATTAGACTATCCAATATAATCAACCACACACCAAATGAATTGCATTACTAATACTAACAACAAAAAAATTCATGTTAATCAACATAACATCAAACATAACAATAAGCTTATTAAACAAGCTCACGATAATAGTCATTCAATAACTATTAATGATCTCAAACCTGTATTCACAGTCAAAGAATACAACCGTAATACATATGGCTATCAAGTAATGGTTAACGACTCACTTCGTTTAACCTACAGCCCATTCAAACCACTATCATGTGGTGCACATGTCTGGCTTGAAACCAATGACACCGTACAAATTATTCAACCTGTATCATGAACATTCAAAATACTATACACTTCATAAGTTCTCAAGGCGAATTATATGTAAATCTAGACGGTACAATATCTAGCAAATCAGATCTTAGTGACTGGCTACTAGACATCGCAAAAGTCGACCTTGCTGAATGGTTTACTTGGACCCAAAAACATAACATCAAATCAGACTGCGGTGATGTACTTGAATTAGCTTATTGGGATAAATCAAGTAACTATATACAAGCAGACTTAGACTTTCGTAACGATATGGTCGCAAACAAATTGCATAAACCACTATCATACGAAATAGAAATGTCTGCGACTACCTATCGTACATTCACTGTGACCGCTAACAGTGTAGAAGAAGCAGATGAGCTAGCATACCATGCTTTAGACAACGATCCTGAAATCAGCGGTACTTGGAAAGACGAAGCACGCATC